CGAGGAGCGCATCATAATAATCTCCCCTCCACATTCATTGCATTACAAGCAACAATCACAGCAATCATTCCACATCACGCAATAATCACAACTTGTCATTTGCAATCATGAGTAATCATCAAGTATTCCAGTTATTCCAGAATCGGTGGAATAATCGACAATTTCAGGAATAGCACTTTTTGCTAAACATCGATCGGCTTGGTTTGGCATAATACACTCATCGAAACGAAGCACACAAAACAACGGAGCAACTCATGAAACTCAAGCGCGAATCTATCAAACTCGGTACTGAATACAACGGCAAGTGGAACTTTGTAATCATGGACAACGACGCCGACAAGATCGAAGCTGTAGAGGAAGCGCTTTGCGAAATGTCCACAGGGTTTTCTATCGGTGGCGTTGAGAAAACTTGGGGCGACTATTGCGATCAGTGCCCTTGCTATGAGGATGGTTATGGCTCCGGCTTCTGGATTGAAATCGAAGATGTTCCGGCTTTCAAGGAAGCATACAAGGTTGCGAAGAAATCTATCTAAACCGCACGAATTGCTAAACGCCCTGATCGGATTCGGGGCATACTTAACACATCAACCAATCAGAGAGATTTCCCAAAAATGACCAAGAAAATGATTTGTGTGTTTGCTTCTAACTCCCTCGGTGATGCCGCTTTCGTTTCCGGCAATCAGTACACCGCAACCCGCGAGGACGGAAAAGTATTCGTGACCGATCGCATTGGCTTTAAGATTCAGGTTAATCTTGACTCCGGACATGAAGGCCGCGCAGCGTGGAGTTGTGTTGTTCGCACGGCTTACGGCGCAGACCTTTTCAAATTCATCATTGCATAAGGAATAATAACCATGAAAAAGTATTTCCACACCAAACTGAAAATGTACTTCATCGAACGCAACGGGACTTTCTTCCTTATGGGCGCGGACGGGATCGAAATGGAACTGGCCTATCGTCCGCCTGTCGCGAAATTCATTAAGGACGGTATCTGGATTGACGTCACCGAGCCGACACTGGAACAGGCTGCAAAAGAGGCCGGTATTGAGCAGGTCACGGATATGGTGAGCAACCTGTTTGACGAATTACCGAACGCCGGATCTCACTCGTGGGATCTCATGAAGTTACAGGCAATCAACCGCATCCGTCAAATTCTGGAAGAGTCGCTCTAAATAGCACTTTTTGTTAAAACGCGATCGGGGTAGTTTGGCATAATTACCCCATCGAAACGAATCACGGAGATTAAGGCAATGAACAAGGTAACTGACGCGATCGACTTCGCAACGGATAATGGCGTTGTCGTCGGTGAGGTAAACACCAAAGGCATGATGGAGCAGAAGTATTTCATCGTGTGCAGGGGCGGGAAAAGCTTAACCGTGAATCACGTCGCTGGCAAAAAGTGGCAGATTGCCGGGCGTGATGTTCAGCCACTGACCAAAGCGCAATGCATCATCGAAGCGGTATTCATCTTGTTAGACGGGGAGCCAGTGCAGTGAGCAAAATTTACCGGGTAGTTGCCCGCAGCAAAGAAAGCGGGAAAGAGAATGTCTGTTATTGCGGAGATCGCGCATCAATCGCCGTTGAGACTTTCGAAGATTTAATCAAGCGCAAGTCTTTCATGGAAAGCTTTCGGGTTCGCCTTGAAAAGCTGGAGCCTGTGATTGTGTCTGAGGCGGAATAATGCGAAAGCAAGTAACCTGCAATTGTCGCGCGTATGACTTCCCGCACCGTTTCGGCGGCGGACGTTGTACCGGGATTGCGATTGTTGAGGAGCATTTCCCCGGCAATTTGTGCTCGGGTTGCTTGCTCTTCAATGGCGGGTGTGAAGTGTTAACCGGGCAAGAGGACGCGAAAGAATGCGCCTATGTCCAAGATTTCATCGAATTCAATGAGGTTAAATTATGAGCAAGGTTTATGAGTTGCGCGTCAATCATGATGTTCACTGGGGCGGCAGTATCGGGGATACTGTAGAGAAGGCCGCGAAGGATCTGCAAGTCCACATCATGGAGAGAACCGTTGCCGCTTGCGTTCGTAAGTACGGATCCGACTATTTAAGCCGGGTTGCTTTCCTGAATGGTGCAAGCTCTCGCGTAATTGCGGATCGTGAAACGAAAGAGGAAATCATTCGATTCCGTGAAATGCAGAGCAACGGCTACGAGGACATGAAGAAACGGAATAAGGTTCGATTGTCCACCATGTACACGACGTGGGACGGAAAGCAATGATTACTTATTACGACAATAACGGCGGCATGTATCGCATCGCTGGAGGTGTGCGCAAATACAATAAGGTCAACGGAACTTGGGAGCCGTGTTATTCGGTGTCGCCTGAGGACTTGAGCGGAATGCAATATCGCATTTCAAAATAGCACGAATTGCTAAAACAACCTCGGGGTGATTTGATATTATCACCCCATCGAAACGAAACGACAAAACAAGGAAATAAAGATGAACTCTAAAGCAAATAGCATTATCAAGCACTACGAAGCAAAAGGCAAAGTGACCATCAAACTGGATCGCGCTTCAGGCTTTAATGTTATTACCGTAACGAAAGGTTCCCGTGGAAATAACATCGTCGGGACCATTCCGGGCGGAAAGCTGGTAAATGCATCAATGCCGGATATCCGCGCGATGCTTGTCGAAAACTCAATCTACATCAATGCGTGGAGTTAATCGAAATGACCAATGCACCTTGCAAAAATAATGATGATAACTTCTGGCATCGTTTTTTAACTGCGCAGGATGCCGGACTGAATCGCGAATATTGTATCAAAGTTGCGTATCAGGATTTAACCTTGGAACAGGCTCTTGGTGAAATGGATATGGATGCAGAAAGCGAATTCGATCCAAATTTCGTTATGACCGCCGAAGATGATTCGGAGCCGGGAAAGGATTATATTCCTTGGTAAATAGCACGATTTGTTAATATTGCCGTAAGGCCATTTGATATAGTGGCCTTATTCAAGATAACCAATCAGAAGGAATGAATCGATGAAAACTATCAAACTGAAATGCACTTCAGCGGAATCAGTTACCGGATTCACAACAAACAACCTGTATAAAGGCCGCGAGCATGACGACGGTACGCGAGAAGTAAAGCACCCTGACGGAAAGTTTTACCCGCTCGGAAAGCATGACGAATTCCAGATCCACAACGTCGATGAAATACACTTTGCGAAGTTCACCGAGTTGAAAACGAAAACCCTGAAGTGTACCGGGCTTGATCACAAGAATCCGATGAAGAAGTCCTTCAAAGTAGGCAAGCGCTATCAGGTTGAAAGTGGTCGGGCGCTCGGTGGCGTCGCCGGGTACATCTTCGATAGCGAAGGATGTCGCTGGACTCTGTTCCGCGAAGAGGTGGGATTCTCCATCGCGGACGGGACAACGTTCGAAGCGAAATACTTGTAACGAATGGCACAAATAGCTAAAAGCGTGTAGTATGGGCGGGGTATAATTTACCCCGTCCAATAAGGAGTTAAAACGATGTTCTTCCAAAATAAACTTTCCATCAATCAGATCCAAGAAATCGCCGCAGCTACTGGAGTAAATCCGGTGGCGATCGCTATTCGCGAAAACGGCTTCTCGGATTCATTTGCTTTTTGGGATAAGCCCGAAGAGATTAACAGCGGCAACGATCGTTTTCCGTTGATTTCCCTCGGTGGCGATAACCTCGTTTACGAATACGCAAAGGCTAAAGCTGAATCAGTGCAATTCCCGGTTTCGTCCGCATACGCTCACTTTATCGGATGTATGTCCGCCGCGATGCTCGGTCGCTTTTGGGTTGACTATCACGGTGAAGAGCAGCCAACCGCACTTTACATGGTAATCAGCCAGCCGCCGTCAACGGGTAAATCTGCGATCAACTCCGCAGCCATTAACCCGATGCGAGCAGAGATTGACCGCATCAACGAGAAGCGTAAGGCCGAACGTTCACGCCTCGCCGGGGAACTCCGCAAGATCGAAAAGGAGATCAAGAACGACGTAAAAGGAAACTCAATGGTTGCCCTGTACGAAGAGAAGGAGAAAATCGAAGAGAAGCTCAAAAAGGCTGCTAACGTTGTGTTTGCGGTTTCCGATCCTACTCCAGAGGGTTTGGCTAAGGTTGCGGCGATTCAGGGTAACTTCTCCGTTATCTCGGACGAAGCGACGGCAATCAATACACTTCTCGGTTTGACGTATGGCGGGACTGATAAGAAGTCGAACAGCGAGCTAATCCTGAAGGCTTGGGATATGAACCATATGGAAGTAGCTCGATCCAATCAGGACAACAACCTTTCTTTACGTCCGGTTGGTGCAATTTGCGTAATCGCGCAGGACGAAACAATCAAGGGCATCATGGATGCAGGTCAGCGCGGTATCGGTGTTTCCGAGCGTTTCTTACTGGTTCGCGAAGAGCCTCGTTTGGGTACTCGCGTATTGTGTGACGAGAACGGCGACGCAGTTTACAAGCCAGTTGACAAGGCGCTCGTGAGCAAATATTACCGCCTCGTTCATAACGTCATGAACGAAGAGAAGGTAGTTTTCAGCCTGAGCCTTCACGCAACCCGAGCGCTGAACCTTGCTCGTCAGGATATGGAAGCCAGCTTCGCGGCGGGCGGGAAATACTCACACTCCATGTTGCGCGGTCACTTGGGGAAATTCGATAAACACGTAATTCGTATCGCGTCCGTGATTCACACGATCAAGAATTGGGCTGGTGAGAAGCCGAACCGGGCGAATCGTGAGATCGACTTGGACACAATGCAGGAAGCGATCATGACGTTTAACGAGTTGTCAAAAACTTATCTCTCGTCTGCAAACGCCGCAGGTTTCGCAGGTGATGAAGCTGAATCACGCAAGCTTATCGACGTGGTTAGTGAGATCGCCAAAAAGAACAAAGGCCGGGCGCAGATTCAGAGCGTGATCGCGAAGTGCCGGAACGTCACTCCGTTTAACGGGCAGCAAAAGGTTGCGGAGCGTATCGAAACGTTGCTGGAAACGCTGGAAAGCATGAATTACGTTTGCCGTGTGGACGACAACATTTATATCAATCCGCGCTTAATGTAAGGTGATGAAGTGATGATTCTGCTTGACCTGTTCAAATTCTGTGAGGGTTACGACAAGTACACACGTCAGCATATTGCCCGGTTCATTTACGGGCATCCAGAAACTGAGCGTATGGCACGAAATGCAGATCTTGATAAGCGCACTTTCACGAGTGCGTTGTCAAAGGAGTTTTGCGCTCGCTGCATGACTGAGGGGTATCTGGATCGGGTTGGTCAGGAATACTTCTGCAAAGGGAAGCGTAAGCGCCCGGTGATGATGCAATTCGCTTGCCTTGAGGGATATCGCAATCGCTATACGTGGGAAATGATGCATATTGAGGAATTGAGTGATGAAGAACTCTTCGGCAAGAATAGAAATGTTGATAGATTCGAACGTAGAATTGTGCGCAAGGCACAAGCTCAGTGAGGAGGAGTTTAATACAGCGATACTTTCGCTCCTCCTGTCGTCTATGCGGGCATCAGGCGCGAAGTGTCACAACCTCGCAGACGACGACGGAATTTGCATTCTGAGCGCTACCCGGTACGAATAAAAAAAGGAGGCCTAAGCCTCCTTGTGTTTTTTCCGGTATTCCACAGCCCACACTAACAGCGCCGCCAGTACCCACGCCACGATAAAGCCGAATCCGAAATAGTCCCAACCGCCACCATTGTTTACTTCGATGCGTTCGGCCTGAATGGTTCCCGCCTTAATGCTCTCCGTTTTCTTGGTGGAGGAGTCAACCTTCCCGATCTGCGAATCCTTCACGTTGGTTTCGCTCTTCTGCTCGTTCTTTGCTGTGACGCCGATCCCCTGCTTTACGTTCTCCGCGCCAACCTGCGCAGATACTTCGGGTTTACCTGTCAGCGCATCCAGCGGATTTAAAGCGCAGCCCGTCATTGTGCTGATAGCGAATGCAATGCAGCAAGCTAAGATTGTTCTTTTCATTTCGGCAACTCCTTCATGCAATATTCAAATTCTGAAGCCCTGCGGTTCTTCAGGCCGCGCGATTTCTCTTTCTTGCCTGTCTTGGGGTTATAGAAGTAAGTCCACTTCCATAGCTCGTTACAGGCCGCTTTAAGCTCACCCTTATTAATCAGTTTGAGCATGGTTGATTTGCGAAACGCTCCGGTTCCGGCATTGTAGGCGAAGCTGTACATCGCCGCCCGCATCGTTACCGGGATCGGATAGGTGACGGCTTTATCAACCTGCGACGCAGCATAATTGATATGCTTAATGAGCAGAGCGTCACACTCCCGCTTCGTGTACTTCTTGCCGATAATCACGTCTTTCCCGGTAATGCCAGCGCATACAGTTGGGACGCCCGCGATATCGTAGTAGACTTCAAACTTCACATCCTCGTACTTCTCGATCAGTTGCGGCATGAGGACAAGCGCAGAAGAAACGCCAGCCGCAACCAATGTATTTTTGATTGCGCCCATAATTATTTATTCCTGATTGAGATTGCTGTTTTCAGATCCCCGGCGTCGATAGCTTCCCGGATCGCTTTGCTGTCTCGGTACTTCCAGTAAGCGCCCCAAACACCAAAGGACATAAAGAAAACGAAGGTCAGCGCGGCGATCATCAACTGCCCGGTTGCCGCACTCGTGAGGGTTGCTCCGCCCGTGCCGGACATTGCAGCGTTAATAAAGTCTTTCATGGATTATTCCCCAAAGTTAAAAAATGTAGTGGGGATATAATATAGGAAGGGGGTCAGAAAAGGAACAGCACAAAAAGGAGGCATAAAGCCCCCTTTAGGTTATTTGATTGATTTGCATGGTTTATTTTACGGCAATGAATTCGAGATAGAATCCGTTCAGAGGCGCTTGGATTGCAGAGCCTTGCCCGTCGTAGATCTCGTAAATCCCGCCGCCGTGATGGTAGCCCACAGAGTAGATCTGGTTCACTTGGAACGGGAGCGATTTGGAATCATTGCGAATGCACTTTACACGAGTCATTTATTTTTCCTCAGAAACCGTTGAAGTCTCCAGCCAAAGACAAAACCCAAATAAAGAAGCCCGTTACTGCTGCTCCGGCAACGAATGGGATTACAGTTTTCAAGATGAACTCTTTCATTGCTAAATCTCCTTTGTTTGTGTGGGGTAACTATAACTCGTTACCCCTGATTTGTCTTTAGCTATTTGTGCTATTTACGCCGTCATTTCTGGACGGTAGATAAAGCGCCCGATCTCGCCAAACTCTTTTGAGTACACGATAACAGCCGCTTGACGGTACGCTCGCCAGCCGCCGCGAGCCGCATAAGCATCCTTCGCCCCGAGTTGACCGTGAACCTCGTCGATACCCAACGTATGCTCGGTGATCGTCTGGTGATGCCAATGACCGCTGTGAGTGTAAACGTACTTGCTCGCGCCGAAATCATCGCGGAAGTCTGCCGCCATTGCTGCAAGGCGAGTGTCCGCTTTCTTCATCGTGTGACCGTGAGTGTAGCCTAACAGCGTTTTGCCCCAACGGGTTTTGTGCAGAATCATCGGGCTAACGTCAACGTTCACGCGCGGCTCGTCCTCGTAGTATGCCGCCATTGCAGCGCGTAGCCAAATCATACCTGCCTGATCGTGGTTGCCTTCGATAATCTGAACCTCAACCTCAGCATGTTTCTCCAGCATCTTAGCGATCGCCCGGCGAGTAGCGCGGATTGCGACGTAAACCAGTTTGGCATAACGCGAGTCCTGATCCAGAACATGACCGCTTGCCGGGGTAACAGCGTCAAGGCCGTCAGAGTGCAGGAAGTCACCGCCGATTAACAGGACGGCTTTTTGTGCGTTAGGAGCCTTGCCGACTGCATAGCCGAAATACTTGTTCAGAACATCTTCCGCGATATCGGTGGAGTAGTTCTCGCCGGACTCGTGCTTGTGCGCCAGTGCGCCGATATGAAGATCGAATACCGGGTAAAGCGCCAGCGAATCCTCGTCGAATCGCTTGTTTATTTCGATCGGGGTTGGGGCTTCGCGCGGCAACTCTTCGCAAAATGCAACCTGCGCCGCTTGCATGAGTTGGTAAATCTTCTCTTTGTCCTGATCGGTCTTAACCCAGCGAACCTTTTCGTTGCCTTCGGCGTCAATCATGACGGACGTACCTTTTACGGCGAACCCGGTCGGAACGTTGGCGGCTACGTGCTTGTTGCCGTGGAAGTGACCTTCCTTTGCAAGCTTCGCGTGTCGAGCCTCAACCGTGCGGATATGCATCCCGTACTTCTCCGCGATCTCGCGAAGGGTCAGGCCGTTTTCGCGCTCTTCGATAAGCTGTTCGGTTGTGATTTTTGACATTGACATATTTCTAATTCCTTACATTACAATTAAATAAATGAGAGTGAAAGCTATTACGGGGGTGAATACTACACCAAAGTAACCGAACATTCTACAGTTTCCTCAACCAGACTTTGAGATCGGAGGGTTTCATTCCGCAGCCGTTATCAAACACCATAAGGTTTCGAGCCGGGCTATACCACATCGGGATAAGACCGCCCCCCCTGCTGCATGGAACTGTTTCGAAATCCGAAGGCAACCAATCAGAGAATGGAATCTCCCGATATTTCTCCCCTTCGAACTCAACGATCGGGTAGCCGTCAAAGTTACCGTTTAAGCCGGGAAGTTCTCTTGTCATTTTTGCTCGCCTTAAATTCTTGCATGATTCGCTTACCCTCCTCCCGGTAAAACTCAAGTCCGGGAGTTGCCGGGACTCGGTGGCACTTCCGGGGAAGCTCTTCGATGAAGGTTATCTTCCCGTTGCCGATAATACTAACGTCTTTTATATCGAAGTATTTAGCAATTAGTGCGATCCCGTCCGCCAGCCCCGTTTCTTTTGCGTGACTCCAAACGGCTTGCCTTCCAGATTCTTTAATCACTATTCAGTACCTTCTCAACGTCACGAATGAAACCTTCCATATCCTCAACGGTGCAACGGTAGTAAGCCATTTTCAGGAAGTCCATTGCGATAGCCCAATCAAATTGCCCGGCGTGATACGAGGTTAATTCCGTCGCCGTCTTAGCGGAGGACTGAGCCATTTTAAAGAAAGCTTCATTGATGCGAGTCATTTGTGATTCTCCGTTTCGTTTCAATAAAACAATAATACCCGACTTGCGCCGGGTACGTTTAGCAATTAGTGCTTTTTCACGATCTCGTTTCTAAGCTCTTCGGCGTCCGCCATTACTTTTGTAGCCCACTGAGCCAAATCAAGACTTCGAATTTCCTCGAATGACATATCAAGCGACTCCGTGAATTCCCAAAGGGAGCAACCCAATTCCTTTTCCGTCAAGCCGTGACGCTCCAGCGCATAACACGCCAGCCCACGGAACAGCATCCATTGACCAAATTCATTCAGGCAAACAGTTTTCTCATTCATTAGATATTCCTCGCTCTTGCGCGTTTGTTTTTAACGGACGGGCAAATATCCGCAATGCTGACATAGTGGGTTTTCTGCTTCTCACCTTCCGCGAGTTGGCGCATGATAAAGATAACAGAGCCTTTATTGTTGCCGTCAACTGGCTTTCCGGTTTCACCAGAAATGAAGGCCAAACGTCCTGAACGGGAGTATTCCGTACCGTCAAGATCCTGATAAAGATCGCCTTCAATCCAGATGATTTCCGCAGCGTTACGGCGAGCCTCAGTAAACCATGCCGTAGAATTATCGGCGGGCAGAAGCATGTCAATTTGGTTTCCGTGCTCCATTTGCTCAATAGCCTTTTTAACGAAGGCGTCCGGGCGGCTGTATGGCGGATTCAGCCAAACGTGCTTGTTCTTGCCCCACCATCTTTTTAGGCAGTTAGTTTCCTGTGAGTAGAATTTCTCACAGACCTTATTATCTTCGCTCGCCGCAGCGTCAAGATCATATTTCCCATATCTGCCTTCCATGTACGCAATGACCTCGCGAGAAGTGCTCCACAGATCGCGAACGGCGTCCGGCGTATTGGTTCCCTTGTATCTGCGGCCTGAGATTTCTTTGCAGGTTGGAGTTTTAACCGCTGAATAATACCCGGAAACCGCCAGCGCTTCGCGAGTAAATGAACATCCAGTTTCCGCAAAGTCGATCGTTGAAATATCTTCGATATCTTTCATTTGTTTCTCTCCGTTGTTTCGATGTGGTGATTATGCCGGATTCCTTTCCGGCTGTTTTAGCTATTCGTGCTGTTTGAGCATTTCAGCTACTGCGAGTTTTAACTGCTCCACCCCGTAGGCTACTGCGGCGAACCCGCCTCGCTCCCTGACCTTCCGCAAGAAGGCTTTCTGTTCATCGCTTACGGGTGACGCCTTGCCTTTGCCGGACTTATTCACGCGCTTAAGTTCGATTGCGGCGAACGGGTATCGGTGATTGAAACCAATCAGGAAAACGAAGTCACTAACTCCCTTCAATAAGCCGGATTGCTGATCAATCATTGCGGTCGCCTTGCTCTTCTCGTTCTCGTTGACACTATGCCAAAACAGCAAGTCAGGGTGTCGAACTTTCAAAAAGGAAGTGCTCTCAATTTGGTGAACTACCTCCTTTCTCGTGTCGCTCGGGTCGCGCTCGTAAAACTCTAAATAATCGCCCTTATCTGTAATCATTCTGGAATTTCCTCCATTCCGAAATCTTTGCGGCTGATTAAGTCCTCTTTCTTCGCGTTGCGGCGGTGAGTGACTCTAACAGGCGCTTTAATGTGGTGTGCGTATTGCAGGATCTTGATTGCTTTCTTCATCCCAATGAAGTATTTGCGCATCTTCGGATCGAATACGTGCGGCAATACACCTTTCGTTTTCCACAGCGTCCCGCACACTTTCGCATCGGACTCCGGGAAGAATTTTTCGTATGCATTAAATTCACCCTCGCCATTATCAAGGACGTAATGGAATATTATCCCCTTTTGGTTTTTCGTCAACTTAACTTCGAAGTGTTTCACGTCGTACCAATCGTTTTTCGTGTACGCCTTGCCGGATAACTTCAGGTTAGGATCGACAAGCGATACGTCACAGCAACGGCAAACACGCGCTACCACGTCGTTTTTCGCCCCGCAGCCCTTAACGAGAACCTTGTTTGTTTTCTCGTCTACCTGATCTTCACAGGTCTGATATGTCCAGAAGTGCTCACAGCGCTGGCCGTTGATAACGTTCACGCAACGACGCGCATAGAAGCTGTTTTCGTGACCGCATAATTCGCATTTCTTCGGGTCTTTCCCGTTTTCGAAACGGCGCTGATATTGAGCTTGTTCCAAAATTGGATCGAAATAAAGCTGCCCCAACTCGTCCATAGTTCCGGCGAAGTCCCATACAAGATGGTCAGTCTTAACCATTCCCTGCTCAATTTGCCATTTCTTCAGCAGTCGCATTCCGCGCCCTAAAAGCTGAATCAGCAATGTCAGCGAGCCGATCTTGCGTAGGATAACGGAGAAGTCCCAATTCGGAACGTTTACGCCCGTCGTTAACGCCATTACCTGAAAGGTGTACTTGATTTTCCCGGCGCGAACGTCGTCCAAAATCTTCTGTCGTGCTTTCGGGCTTGTCTTGTCCGTAATGATCGCGTAAGTGCTTCCCGGCGGCAATGCCGCCGCAGCTTCTTTGCAATGGCGCTGCCCGGCGCAGGTGATAAGCACGGCGTTGCGCTTCTCCGCCTCCTTCGCAACCATCTTCATAATCTTCTCGGTCAAGGATTTATCCTTGACGATTTCGGCCTCCATCGCCTTCATTTCTTTCTCTGAGAAGTCCGACACACCATCTTCGGCGCTCGCCTTGAACTTGTCGAGATCGTAATGAACCCCCTCGGTTGAGCCAAACACGGTTGGGACAACTGAGCCGAACTCAATCAGGTAGTTCGTGTCAATGTTCGTCACCTGCTCACGCCAGAAGCCAACGAGCTTTTTGTTCTCAACGAGAATTGGAACGACGCCGCGATACTCCGATCCCGTCATGCCAAACACGCGCAACTCATGCCCGTATCTCTCCCGGCAACGGCGCATCATTTCGACGATGATTACGGTGTACTGAGAACGCTTCGTTCCGGTAACTGGCAATCCATCATCACCAATCAGAGGAATATCGCCGTCCATTACGATAGATCCCTTATCCGTGGTCATTTGCGCATAGGACTCTTTGCCTTCGATCGCCTTCGCCACGTCCTCCCAATCGACTTGGTGACATTCATCGATCCCGATTACGTGCGGGACAAAATCGGATAACTCATTGAACAGGCCATTGCCTACAGTACCTTCGGAGCCAACCACGATCGGGAAGTGGCAGGACTTGATTCCGAGCGATGCGGAGAAGATGGAATTCGGAACTCCGAAGTTGTCAATCTCCTCACTGTCCTGATCCACAATCTCACCTTGACGAGCGAGAACGAGCATTTTCAGCCCCATCGCCTGACATTGTTTCGCCACCATCGCGAAGATAATCGTCTTGCCCGCAGATACTGAGGCTTTTACGTAAAATGGATGTTCGTACTCTTTCCCGAGTCGCTTCGCGATCTCAAAGTATGCCGCAACCTGATATTCGTAAGGGGTGATATCGCCAACCCGGAAGCGCTCCTGAGTGCGTCGGATGTAATCCTCCCCGAGCATTGCGATCTGTTTTTTAATGTTTTGAGTGCGGAAATACTCTCGTGTCTCTTGGGTGATTTTCACTGTTCTTAATCCTTTGCGTTACTCGTGCGTTGACTGTATAATACACGCATCGATTAGTTAGTTTTAACAAAAAGTGCTATTGAGGAATTTATTATGACAATCAAGCGTATTGCAGAATCAACCGGGGAAATCGATCGTCGTCACCTGAACGGGAACAATGGTACACGACGGGGCAAAGATGTAAAGCCTCGCAAGCGATGCGGATTCTACATCCTGAAAGATGAGGTTCGCGCCGGACTACGCGCCAGACTTGACGCCCTGATCGAATTCTACGGCTCCCCCTCCGCCACGGCGAAAGCCCTGAAGGTAACAAATCAGAATGTGAACGAATGGAAAGTTCGCGGCATGATTTCTTGGCAGGGAGCGGAGGCGGCGCATCGCGCGTATCGTCGTCAGGGTTGTACCGGGTATCGCGCAAGCTGGCTGCGATTCGATCTCAAGTTCGACTCTAACGGAAAGTGCCTTGAAAAACGATGCAAGAACCGCAAGTTCATGCGCGTAGTTCGAAAGGATGAAGTCGAGAGCACAAATAGCTAAAACACAAAAGCGCGTAGCGGGTAAACTCCTGTTACGCGTTTTTTATTGGAGATAATTCAGTGAACGAGAACTTTATGCAGTACCAGAAAGAAGATGTTCTTCCGTACATGAAAGGGCTGTGGCGTGAGATCTTGCAGAGTGTTTGCGGACTACCTAACGACGTTTTTAACAAGAAACACCAGCCTTGCCCAAACTGCGGAGGTAAAGATCGATTTCGCTGGACTGATAAACTAAATGAGCCGGGCGACGGCGGCGCGGTGTGCAACTCGTGCGGTAACGACACGGGTATCGGCTGGCTAATGAAACTCTCCGGGTCTGACTACAGCGAAGCAATCAATATTGCCGGGAGATTCTTGGGTAAAGTTCCGCAGGAGTATATTGTCAAGGCGAATAAAAAGGCTCGCCGCACTCCGGTTGCCGTAGTGAATGCTGCGATCGCAGAGCATGAGGCTTGCGCGGCTGTAATGGAAAGGACAGAACTACGCCCTACGACGCCACTGAGCACGTATGAGGGGATCTTCCTACCAGATGATAAGATGTACTCCGTAGGCGTGAAGTCGCTGGAGAATGGCGGAGAATCGGTAATTCATGCCATTCCATGCCACCTTGTTCATGAAGATGAATTGGACGACGAGTTTTGCAATATCCTATTCATTAATGAGGAGGGGGAGCAGTCGTTCTATGCAAGGAAGCACACTGCCGGATCGGTTGCCGTGACAGGTTCTACTGAGAAGGCGATTTACCTTTGCGTTGATTGGATTGACTCGCAGCGAGTACACCTTGCGACGGGGCAGGAGGTGTGGACGTGCTTCACCCCTGCCAATCTGGAAATGGTTGCATACAGGTACAGAGGAGGAAGGGAGTTGCGCGTTGCATGTTCGCCGGATGATAAGGAAGCTCTGTATATGGCGGACGATCGGGAGTTGAAGGTGATAATCCCGAATCCGGGAGGTTTCCGGTCAGGAATGGAACGCAAGCTTTATCAGGCATCGGATTTAATCTAACCCGCTTCGGCGGGTTTTTTATTGCCCTATTGCCGGGCGCATACCACAATGATAAAATCGGTGCTTAGCAATTAGTGCTATTTACTTGGAGGATTTACCATGGCTTTATACAGAAATGGAACGGCGTCGATGGACGCTCAAGGCAACATTACAGGCACCGGGACGAAGTGGAAAGAGCCTCTTTCCTTGATTCGCACTGGTGCAACGATCGTATTCCTTACGAGTCCAATTAAGCTGGCGGTGATTAACACGATCGTAAGCGACACTTCAATGACGGCTATTTCAACTGACGGCTCGGCGGTTCCGAACGGGAATTATGTGATCCTGCTCAGTGATTCGCTGACGGTTGACGGAATGGCGCAGGACGTTGCGGAAACCTTGCGTTACTATCAGGGCAAAGAAACACAGATCGAAGAGGCTTTGGAATTCTTTGAAAACTTCGATCTTCAGCAATTAATCGATCTGAAAAATCAGACTCAGAAATTCCGAAACGATGCGGAAGGCTTTAAGAACAACGCCGCATCAAGCGCAACGGCAGCGAACAACGCAAAGACAGGTGCGGAAACAGCAAGGAATCAGGCTCAATCTGCACAGCAAGCCGCAGCATCATCAGCGCAGGCTGCATCTGGAAGTGCGACAACGGCGAGCCAGAAGGCGACGGCTGCAACTAACGAGGCCAATCGCGCGAAAGGTTACGCTGACTCACTTCAGCCAAACACGTTCATGAAGAAGGATCAGAACCTTGCAGATCTGCTAAATAAGGTTACGGCAAGGTATAACCTTGAAGTGCCATTCGTGCCGCGCGAAAGTCTGACGGCAAGCGAAAATCTAAACACAAAAGTTGGTTATGCTAACGTAGGGTTTCACTTGAATGCGGCAACGGCTAACGCCACTCCAGCGAATAACTATCCAGTGCAAGCGGCTGGTGTTCTCGTTGTGCTTTATAGTGGCGCGAACGGGGCGAATGAGGCGACGCAAATTTATCACCCGTACAACGCCGATGAATTTTACAAGCGGCGAGGCATGCCGTCAGGCTCTACTGTAAACTGGACTTCGTGGGTTAAATTTGAATCATCAAATCAAGTCGACAATCGAATCAGCAACAAATTAGACGAATTCGGATTGAATACCACTGGAGTGATCGCGCCAAACAACGCAAACGACCTTCAAAGAAACGGATTTTTCGCTGGTGCTGGCATACCCGGAGTTAACTATGCAAGGCCGTATGCTCCCGGAATTGTAATGAGGCGAGTTAATGATGTTTATCAGGCTCAGCTTGACGATAACGGCAGGTGGGTTGCTAGATTCTACACGCCTAGTTTAGGGTGGGGTAATTGGAATAAATCGGTAATTGAGGGGGATTATGGAGTTGGATATCAGTACGCCGCGAGGCCGACCGTTTCAGCAAACTCCTTCTTTTCCGAGAATGACGGCGGGACTTTGTGGGCTGCGTCAAATGGTGCTGGATTTCAAGCATGTTATGATCCTGCAAGATTGGCGCAATTTATGGTAAACCCATCGGGGAACGCATATTGTCGTTGGCTGCAAACTGGAAACCCGCAAACCCCAAAATCACAAGTTCCTTGGAATCAGCTTCAGATAGCGGGAACTTCTGACGAGCGAGTCAAGGATATCAAAGGCAGTATGAACATTGAGTCGGCGCTTGACAATATCAATCGCATGGATTTCAAGCTGTTCAAATACACCTTTGATTCGCCTGAAAGGTCTGCCCGTAGAGGTGTTATCGCACAGCAGGTAATGAAGATCGATAAAGAATATGTTCACATTAACGGTAACACGCCTGGGATGATGTGCTTAGATCTCAACCCGTTAGTAACTGATAGCATGGCTGCAATCAAGGCGCTTCGTGCGCGTGACGTTGAAAACAAGGAGAGAATCAGCAAGCTTGAAAGTGAGGTTGAGGATCTTAAAACACTTGTCGCTGACTTACTGAAGGCGAGATAGCAGAAAGCCCCCGATTGGGGGCTTTTTTATTAGAACGGGATATCGTCGTCGAAGTTTTGTTGTTGCTGCGGCTGTCGTTGCTGAGGCTGCGACTGCTGGCGTTGTTGTGATTGCTGCGGAGCGCTACCGCCTCGCTGACTGAAGAGCAATTTCGGGAAGTCGCCCGGCATAAGGGTAACGTAGGTCTTGCCTTCGTGATCGCGAACTTCGGCTTTCAGGACTTCACACGACACTGAAATAACCTTGCCCTGCTGGAATGCTTCGGCGTACCAATCTGCGATCGCTTGTCTGCCGCCGTCATTGAAGAAGAACTTATAGTTCGTGTACTCCGCAGCCGCATCGCGTCCCGGCTTGTATCGCTCGGACAGTTCGATGATATACAGATTTCCGTTTGGTTGCTGCTTTACGAATGGAGCTTTTCGGATCTCGCCTGTGATAACGTGCATATTTTTTCACCTCATGATAAAGGGCGGTGTTACCCGCCCGGTTGATATTATTCGAAACCTTCGATTGATTGAGATTGTACAGGCTTGCGCTGCTCAGGTTCAACCTGTTTTTCAACCTTCGGCTTTTGCGCCGGGGCGAACGGACGAGCCTTGCCGACTTCGAATTTCGCCTTCAGTTGGTTGTAGTGATCTTGAACGATGGTTCTGTTCGCTGCGTCACACTGGCGGAAGGCATTCGCCCAAACGTCTTTCAGTTCGTCGAACGTTTCGCAATCGTCGAGATCCTTTTTCCAGTCCGACGCTGACTTAACGGCAAGCTGCGCGTCGTCGTCCGCCTGACTGATACCGAGAGCCGCCGCCAACCCGTATCGCCGTGCATAAGTCATTGCGGAGCCTACGCCTTGAGGGTCACGCTTCGCGATCGGCATTGACATAAAGAACCGGGCAAACTGTCCGCTCTCCGCATGAATCAGCATCGTTTCCAGATGGAAGGTTGTGTCCGTGCTCGTGTCGAGCATGGATTGCATGATCATAATACCGTTTTCCGTAAGTGCCGGGGTAACGGCGTCCATCATGGAATCAAGCGTTGCATACTTGTTTTTCAGGTGGGTGTTTTGTCGGTCTTTCTTCGCCTTCACGAATTTACCGCGAGCCTTGAACAGAGCCGGGAGGATTTGGTCAGACTGTGGGGAAAGAATCATTTCGTTATCTCCTGATTGGTTTCTTGTCTACGGGGTGCATTATAACACCCCGAGAATTACATGTTTAGCTATTTGTGCTGTTTACATGCTGCAACGTGAATCATACTGGTAGCGAACGAACTTCGGAGTTTCCAGTTCAACCTCTGCCGCTCCGTTAGCGTATGAAGGCCAAACGTCTGACTCCAAGCACTCTTTAAACGTGTGGACAACGCTGATATATTGTTGACGCCCGATCCTGATCTGCTCCATCGTCATGCGGTACGCAAGAGGCAGATAAGGCTCTTTCTTCTCCTGAGCGAGTAGGCGAACGATAATAGGAATGTCCTTGCTCACCCCTTCGAACGCTCCGGCCTGAATCGCTCGCTTGAGCAGGTCATGTTGTAGTGACATTTTCAGGTAGTAGCCGTGGTTGAACGCGAGCCTCGGGAACTCCATCGGGTTAGCGCTTTGGGTTGTCTTGAAATCGGTAATCACGAGAGCTTCAGGGTAAATCACATCTTCGTATTCTGGTTCGCCTTCGTTGTTGAAACCAGTCAGGACACGCGCCTGAACGTTCTCCGCGAAATCCAGATGGTCTAAGCGAACCTTGACTTTGACTCCTGAAATCACCCCGAAGATTGAAACCTCATGCATCGCCGTTGGGCTGTTAATGCAAGCGTTGTGCTCGGGGATGTTCTCCAGAACTTGGCGCATTGTTACGCAAGCGTCGTATGCTTCGGCGTCCACAAGTTTCTTTCCTTCCGCTCGCGCTTCCGCTTCCGCGATCATTTCAATTAGCCATTGCACGTTGAGCATTTCACCGCAATCAACCATCATGCGAATCAGATCGGGATATTGCTTGCCGCTCGTACCTTTCAGGCCGAATGATTTTAATTTCGCAGCGAGAGCCGACTGTGACGTAATCAGATCCTTAAACTCTTTCGGGTGAGGGCAGCGCTTATATGACGCCTCAAACAGAGCCTTGCTTTCGAAGTTCGTATGTGACTGAGTACCGAACTCAAGAGCCTTTGTGATCTCGTTCTTCTTGAACCGCCAGTTCGCAGGGCAGGTATTGAAGATTTCTGCGAGGCTTGAGCCGCTTACGTACTCCGCCGCCCAACCTTCAGGATCGTGATATGCGTCGTTAGAAAGCTGGTCATTCGTGAATACCTTGAACATTCGTTTATCTCCTTCGTTGATGATGTGGACAGTATAACCATTCCCGGCATTTAGTCAACCTGTAACGATGTCAATGAGTGTATTCGGGCGTCACAAAATTACCCGTGACAATGCGAGTCCATAAATATCAAGCGTTTGAGGCGTGTTTTATTGCGGCGTAACCACTGTATACAATGTAACTGTGTTTATAGAAAAATACCGCAATACAGAATTCACATGATTATGATGTAGAAAATTGAGCGCATCACAAAATACACCGTGACAATATATACAACGGTTACACCTCTAATTTATATATAAAAGGTAAAATAACAATTTATATCTATCTATATATATTATAAGGAGTTTTCTATATCTTAAGGTGCGTCATGCTGATTAAAAAATGAGCGAATTTTGTCACGCCTCATTTTGGTTACAAAAGTAGACAGATGTTACACCGCAAAATCTGTAACTTTGACTCCCCGAGGGCAAAAAGCTAATATGTGTATTCATTAATTTTGGGAGGAAAATGCTATGGCGGCTGGCTTGCAATGTTGGGACGCTTCGGGAAATCTCGTTGTCGATCTCGGTGATTACAGCACCCGATTTGTCGGGCGGTATAATGTCAGCTTTCCGCGATCGGTTGACAGGGTTCAGCTAAATATCGCGGGAGTGACGGATTCGAATTCGTTCGCCTCCGTGATGGGTGCGAACCTCGGAGCGACATACGTTACCGATTACGCCCCCGTGTGCAGATCGGGAGGCATTGATATCATCTACGTTCCGGGGAGAAATCCATCGGTGGATCTCACGCTATACGTAGAAGTCTACATGTTCAACTAAGGGGGAATTATGTCAGGTTTTGAGGTTTTGAATGACGCCGGGGTAGTCCTGATCAACTCCGATCAGAAACACACGATTTTCGATTCCATCGTTACGCCCGGAATGTTGAATACAGGCGATTACAACGTGTCAACTCCATTTGGAAATGTAAGCTCCCTCGCTTATCTGAACTACAATTTCAAGCGGGAGGATGGTTATCTATACTGGATTCAGTTCACCGCCAATAACGGTTGGGGATATCCCGGCGCGAACCTGTTCGTTCCGAACTCGATCAGGGTAATTAGGACGTCAAGAAACAAGCCCAACGTGTCGGGCTACTTGGACGTTTTCGACGCCAGCGGGAATCTTGTCTGGTCTGCCGCGAGCGCTGCGACAATGCCTCGAATTATGGGATTCCTTGACGTTGCCGGAAACGTAAACCTTGAGGGTCGGGTCGTGTCGGTGACGCCGGGATTCAACCCGTTTTTCCTATGGAATAACTGCTTCGGGCAGTGGAGTGACGACGGTTTCGCCGTTGGCTACTCGGGGAACCTAATGAGATGGACGGGATCGCAGTTGCAAACAACATGGATAAGGAATAACCAGAAGTCTTTCGCTGAGATATTCTCAGGCCGTGGACGGCTCAAGATTCCTTATGCCAGATTCCAAGGTTACAACTGACAGCACGAATTGCTAAAACAAGCCCCGGAAACGGGGCTATACTGCATTCATCAAAACGAAACGAGGAAACACCAATGAAAAAAATCATCGCCGCTATCATGTTCACAGCTTCTTTTAACGCTATGGCATTCAATGCAAATATCGGATATCCGGTTGACGCCAGCCGCCTCTCTCTGAACGGTTCGACTCATGCTACAATCAACTGCGCCGAAAAGACCGTGACGATCAACCAATCAGACAACGTGATTTTCGACAAGCACCTGCGTAAGAACGTACATGTAATGTGCTATAAAGATTCCGGCGTCTACAATACCGTCTTTCACTGGAACAAAGGAAAGATGGGATATGACGACCTGATCGCTACACAGACTTCACGAAAAATGAAAGACGACAACAAAGTAACCATCATGTAAAAGAAAAGGCTCCAATAAGGAGCCTTTTTTATTACCACAAGCCCATGCGAACGCGTAGGCGGTTGTTCGCGTCGTAAACGCTCACAGTGTTATTGTTGATGGTCAACCTTCCGGTTCCCGTCTTGCCGTTAATCTCAAAGTTACCGTTCTTATCAATCCTCCATCCTGTCTGACCTGCAACATAGTTGTTTGACTTGATCTCGTTCCCGATCATCGCGTTCGTAATGAAACCGTCCTTAATAACCGTGCTGCTGAGTATAACCTGCCCGCCCTCAACAACGAACGGATATCGGTATTGGTTGTTTGCCCCGTTGAAAACTGCGAACCTGTCGGCCTGTAGCAAAAGCTGAGACTTGACAGTATTACCAGATCCAACCAGAGACATTGCCAACCCTGCGGAGTAGTCAACCCCGTTATACCTCAACCCAAGCTTGACGCCGTACATAGCGCCAACCGATGTTGCGTTAGCCCATGAATCAAGTTTCTGGTTCAGAGCCGCAGTGTTATTCCCGATCCTTGTGCTAAGAGCCGTATCAGCCGAAACTCGCGCCGAAGTCTCATTGGCGATCGCCTGATTCAACTGCGTTAGCTGGCCTTGAATGTCGCTGCCAACCTGCGCTTTCAAATCATTGATAGCCTGAACTCGCGCCTCGGTTTCGTTCGCAATGGCTTGGTTTACGTTTGAGATCGCAGCTTGACGAGCCCGAACCTCACCATCAACCCTTCCATTAAGATCCCCGATATCACCATCAACCCTATCGCTAAGATCGTCAAGGTTTCCGCCGAACGTTGCGCTAATCTGGTTTACCTGAGTTGTTCTCGCCTCCCTTTCGTTAGCGATCGCCTGGTTAAGCTGAGTTGAAGTTGCGGTTATCTTTCCGTCAAAGTCGGCCTGTAACTCCTGATACTGCTCAACTCTTGCTTGCGTTTCATCTGCGATTAACTGGAATGACTGCTTAAACTGAGCAGTGAACTTCCCGTTCCGCTTGCGCTGAATACGAACATCACGATCGTTAGCCAGCGTGGTTTCGATTATCGCTTCAGCCGCCCCGTGAATCTTCGAGTTTGCATCTACCGCATTTTCCTGCAACCACTTGAACCCCTCGGAGTTTTCGATATCAACCTTGATTTCCCCGATAATGCTCTCAACGTCAGTTGAGGCAATCCCCGGAATCAGGTCAGTCCACCCGGACACATTTCCGATCCTGTCTATCGCACGAATGCGGTAGAAGATCATCTTCCCGGCCTCAAGTGGAGTATGGAAATACTCATGTTGAGGGTATGGAACGAGCGTTAGCAGTGATGCATTTTCAATGCTGTTGTTTGGTGACTGCTGAACCTCAATATATGCGGTATCTTCAGTCCCTTCCGGCATGCCCCATTTCAGGCGAATGCCAAAAACAACATCATCGGACGCCGTGAAGTTAATTGGCGAACCCGGCTCTCCGACTTTACCCGTCAGTGATGCGCTGACAACTTCAGACCACATTGAAGCATTGCCCGCCGACGATACAGCGCGAACCCGAACGAAGTATTGCCCGGCGTAAATGCCTTCGATAAACGTTTCATTGTTCGCCGTTGGTGTCGTGTTAATCCAGTTGCCATTACCCTTTCGCCATTGGATTTCGTACTGAGCCGCATACTGAACCTTATCCCAACTGATAACCATCGTTTCAACGCTTACGCCCTGAACCACACGAGAGAAGGACTCAATCTGCACGTTTTGCGGCTGAGGAAGCTTGTCAGGATCGACAATGCTTGTAGGCCTTTCGTCAACGTTTACTCCGTAGTCGATCGCGTCGTACTTGTTCGGGTCATACTCAACCGCAGTAATGCTAAACACAAACTCTTCTTCATTGTCGCCCTTGGAAATATCCGTAACAACGAATTGCTGTAACGCTACGTCCGTGCGGTCAATTGCAAAGATAGTGTTAGGAGCCACAGAGAAGCTGAATGCGACGTTTAACTGTATAGTCTTGCCGTCAGGCGATACCGATGCGATAGTCCTCTTCTCGGGCTTCCCATCCGGCTTATTTACGACAATAAAATCACCTGCGCGAGCGTCAACCTTAAAGGCGGTGAAAACCTGCAATCCCGAAACTTCCATCACGCGACCAGAAAGGTTAAGCGTGAGGTTGCTTGAGAATGAGTTATCCGCCACCGCGATAACATCGCCAATCTGCGGAATCATTCCTTCCAATCCGGTAGCAAAACTGATCGTAGTGCTTCGTAAATTGGTTCTGAGAATCCAGCGCCCCCGGCGATTAGCCTCACTGCGCCGGGTACATCCGATCGCTGTAATGCTCGTCGGGTTGTTGCCGAATCTGCGAGCCGCATCAGTATCGAAAACAGGCTCCACGTCCTGTTGATAAAGGTTCTCTTCATCATCAAACTGGACATTGCACACCGTATACATGCTTTTCTCACTCGCGAAAGCGTATGAGAAATTACCGTTCACAACGTTCTCGTTCGTGAAGATGTAAGACGGCTCGCGCGGCTTGTCGATCACAATAGACAGGCTTTCGCCGTTCCAAAAGCTCATACCCCGGAAGATTGAGCAGATATCGCGCACCAGTTTAAACGCCTCAACCTGCGATTGAATAACCACGTCGCATAGATATCGCGGCTCGGTTCCGCCCTTTCCGTCTGGAACCATCTGATCACAATAGCGCCCGGCGTCGTAAAGCGACCACTTATCAACATCAATCCCAAGCTCGCGTTGGTCAAGCCCGTAACGTTGGTTGGTGATAATGTCGTACAGAACCCAAGCCGGGTTGTTCGTCCACGCCTTTTTAAACGTTCCGTCCCAAGTGCCAGAGTAATCACGAGTTACCGGGTTGTAGTTCGTCGGTACATTGACAACCTTCCATTTCTTTTTGATTGAAATGTTCGGGATCTGGTTCGGGAACATCTGCGAATCGAACTCAACGAACAGTAGCCCGGTCAGCGGATAACGAAACTTCGCGTCAATAACCTCCGCATAGCTGCGCAACTGGATCTCGTCAATCAGGTTGGAATCGTCGGAGTCCGGCGTTACGCGAGACACTCGCAAGATCACCTGAGAGTTGAACGAGGGCAGATTAATGCGGCGGCTACGGTCATATCCTGACATTGTTTTTCCGTCAATCACGTCAGTGAGTGCAGGTTCGAAAGCTCCACCATCCACAGCCATTTCAACCTTGTATTCAACGCGAACGCCGTTCTTGTCGCCGTTGCTCTCAACCTTTACGCCGCGAGCCATGAACATCTTGATTCGGATTGCCGAAAGGTTCCGGTTCGTAACGTTGATGCTAAACGGGGTGTCAGTTTTGATTACCCGGTTCATAGTGACTTCGCTTGCGCTGTCGGTGAACCCCTGAATGTAATCCTGCGTCTGAGTGCCGGGGCGGAACTCCGCCTTGATTCCTTCGTAGTTGTAAGTTCCGTCTTTGTTCATCACTGGAACGTTGTCCAAGTACAACATGGACATATCGAAATCGGGATCTACTTCACCGTCAGACACAGCGAGTAGAACTCTGATTTTGTTGATGGAGATCAGGTTATCTTCCATTTCAACGGGCTTGTGCGGACTTCCGCCGCCACCCTTTGAGCCGCTTATCACTTTTTGATTCATGATGTTTAACCTTTTGTGCTATTTATCGGTGATGCCATTATACAGGCGAAAAAAAACCCGCGCAAGGCGGGTCTTATTTATGCCATATCTTCAGCGTAGGAACCTGCGGAGAATGTCGCTCCGCCGCACGTTCTTTCACCATACGGGAGCGGGATCGGATATCCTGCCGCCGTGGTATTCACTGCGCCGCCGAAAGCATACGACGGTTTATTTTTGCTCGACTGAACCTCGAAGTTTTGCCCGCCCTGCTGCGGTGAAATCATCTGCATTACTCCACCGAGAACCATCGCGCCGCCCATCATAAAAGCGGAGGATGCGAGAGCGCCCATTGCAGCGAGAGAAGCACCGCCCGTAAAGAATGCAGTAGCCATAATTGCTGCACCGAGGACAACCTGAAACAACCCACCAGATTTTGAGCCAGTTGGGATCGGGAGGATTCGAACCTCGTCCGCACACTGGAAAGCCTTCTCATTATTGTGTCCAATGTTCTTCCCGTCCACAAATACAGCGTACTTCATTCGCGAGCCAACCTCGCTTTGCATGTAGTCCTTAAACCCCTCCACCTGCGAGGACAGCGCCCGGATAGCTTCCGGGTAACTGTCAACCGCAAGGTAATGGAAAACGCCGAAGCGTTTCCCGAGAGAGCCGGACAGCTTGATTTTTTTTAACTCGCTCATTATTTAAGCTCCTTATGTCTGCACACCATTACGGTATGATCCCGATACCATCCAGAATAGATATCGTTGCGCGATAACTTGCCGAATGCGTGATGTAGAATTTGATTGTCTCCGACGTAGATTCCGGCGTGGTTCCAAACTGGAGACTGCAATTGCATGATAATCATGTCTCCCGGCTTCGGCTCCTGATTGGTTGGAACGAATCCCTCGATCAGATAGTTTTCCTGATAAAGATTCTCCCCGAATTCCGGCTTCCACCACTCGTAAGGCTTGCGGAAATCGTTAAGCTCGATCCCATGCTCCTTATGCCACGACATGACAAGCCCCCAACAATCGAACGAACCGAGCGACCAAGGGCGACCAATCAGAGGAAGCTGCGACGGCTCAACGAATCTCATATCACCCTCCGGCAAACTAACGATTGTCCACATCACGCCCATTTCGTTACAGACACAAGTATCATGCGCCGAAGGAAGAGTAGTAGCTCCATCGCCCGTATGGGAGTGAACCACACTCACCAGTTCGCCAGCCTCCAGAGCATCGGCATATTGTTGTGCATCCATTTCGAAATGCTTCTCCGGCTCCTTGTGGACGTTATCGATCCGGTGATAACGCTGAACCCGGCTCTTTTGCGTGACAATGCCGCAGCATTCAGCGGGATAAACATCCCGCGCGTGTCTCATGATTTCGATCTTAATCTTTGCCTGAATCATTGATATTTCCTCTGTAGTGAAGCAACCGCGCAGCCACCAAAATCAAGCGGGGCATCGGGTCCGAATCGAAGTTTACAGGCCGTGACAGTACCTGCGCAAACGTCCAATGACGGATCGGAAACCGGGTTATTGTCCTTATCGAAATAGTTACTCCCGTTGTACGAGCAACCCTTGCCGGAACGATACCAACCACGTTGCGCCCAATAGCAAACACTCTGAGAAGTGCGCGGCGGAATCATCAACCCATCCATATCATATGGAGAGGTCAAGTCGAATCGGGCGACGTTACGATCTGCATAGTCCGGCCTTTCGATGTAGTATACCAGCTTGCGAAACGCTCCGTCCTCAATATTGCCGTCGTCGTCCATCAGGTCTTTTGGTGCAACCCAAATTGTAACCTTCGCTTGCATCATGCCGTTGTAGGATCGGATTAGCGCGGAAACCTGAGAATCAAGGTTAGACAGGCTGAGTTTTGGTTTCCCGGCCTTGCCGTTACTGGTGAACGAGATCCCGGAAATCCCGAACGGGCGAGCGCCGTACTGTTCACCCTGAAACGTGATTTCCTTCGGAGGGAGAACTCCAGTTTCCGCAGCCTGAAGCAATTCAGCCGGGGAGTATGCGATATTCTCCGCATGGAATCGGTAGACCTGCGCCCCGAATTTCGTTCCGTCAATTTCTACCAGCGTGATAATCTCGCCGGGATAAAGCGATTGCAGACAGTTATCAAACTTCTCTTTTCCTGTAGCCATTTTCCTGACCTCCTCTATAAATGTTCATCTATTCTACAGCTATAAAAAAACCCGCGCAAGGCGGGCTTTTGGTTACTGCATTGATGTAAACTGCTCCGTTATAGTGGCGGTGACTTCCTGCACTCCCGGCGCGATCGGCTTGGTTGCAACCGTGTTGGTTTTAGTGAGGAACAACCCTAGTTCACCATCTGGAGGGAGCCAGATAAACGGCTTCAGGCGATGCCCGGTCAAAAACTCTTTCACGTCCTTCCAATCCTCCCCGACGTACACGATGGTGAAAATTCTCCGCTCCGTATTGAACCCGGAAGAGGCTACCTGTCGGTAGCCGTTCCCGAATACAACTTCACGATCGTTATTCTCCGTCGTCATTGCGCCGCCGTTGCTTTGTACCTGAGTACACCACGTAAAGCGATCGACAATTGCCATTACTTAACCTCCCGTTTTCTCATTGATATAGTTGTACACTTTACCACCCTGAGAGCAAGCGTCGTTAATCATTTCGTTGAAAATCATTCGGATCCCATGCTCCATGCCGCGAGGGTCATTTCCGTTATTAACGTCAACCTTCATCCCGCTAACATCGACGTAGGTTCCCTGACCGGATGAAGATGAAAGGGTTAACCCCGTGCCGCGAGAGGCATTACCAACCGAGCCGCCGTTAGCGTAGCCGCGCATCAGCTTAGTCAGGTTTCCAACCCCGATCCGGCTCGTCGCCTCTTTGGTGAATACGAATTCACCGCCGTGAACAACGCCTTTAGGTTCGTACTTCCCGCCGTCGCCAGTGTAACCGCCGTTAGCGAATCCACCCATGCCACCTGCAAAACTCCACGTATTTCCACCCATCAGGCCAGCGATTGAGTTAAACAGAACCATCTTCGTGATCATGTTAATGATCATGCTGATAATGCTCTTCGCGAAGTCTCCGAAGTTGGCCTTCCCGGTCATGAGAAAATCTGCCATCATCGTGGACATTCCGTTTAACGCCTCGCTTGCAACCTGACCAACATTGTCATACATGTTGGTTGCCGCTTCGCCGTAGTTGTTAAACGCCGCCTCCGCTCCAGCCAGCCAATCTTGACGCTGCGCATCTTCATCGGCGTAGACTTTCTGCCGGGCTTCAATCATCTTCTGCAATGCCGGATCATCTTCACTTCCGCCTTTGCCCTGCCATGACGCCTTCAGTTCATCCAGTTCCCTTTGTCGCTTCGCAGCGATATCACCGAGGCCGGACGTTTCGCGAATTGATTTCGACTGCGCCTCCATCTTCAGTACGTACTTTGTTGACTCGTCTTGCAGGGCGTTAAGCTTCTGCTGAGCAACAATCTGATCACCGAGAATTGCTTTCTGTTCAGCCAGCGCGAGGATTTTATCCTTGTTGGCGAGATAGGATTTCTCTTCCTTCGTCAGTACACGCTGAGTTGCAGCCTCCTCCAGAACCTTAACTTTCGCTTGCTCGTTCCATAGCGTCTTGCGCTGCTGGCTAATTGAGTCGTTAATCGTCTTGTGCTCTTTCAGGACTTCCAACTGAGACTGTAGCGCGATGATATCGGCGTTGTACTGCTCCGTGATCTTGTCGCCCTGATCTACAATGACCTTCTGAGCCTTCCCTTTCTTCTTGAGCGCTTCGGCCTCTTTCTCTACGGCTTCCTTGGTTTCATCGGCGTACTTCTTGCCTAAGTTTTCCTTCCCTTCGGAGTTGATGTAACCCATTTCGCCTTGACGAATCCGCTTGTCACGCTCAATGATGGACTTCTCAAGCTCCTTGTTGTTGGCGATCGCGTCGTTAATCACTTTTTCCTGATTCTTGATAATGTCGTTGCCAACATCACCCATCCCCGGAATTTTCTGCATCGCCTTCGTAGCGCTAACGATGAATTGACCGATTACAATGTCGCCTTTGTTCAGGATTAGCTGAACCTGCTCAACCGTCCCGGCTACAACGTCAATGATCAAGTTCAACGCGCCACGAGTGTGATCTCCAACCCAACCCCAAGCGTCGGAAGCCCACTTCTTGATGTTCGCCCACATCTTTTCAAGAGGCGTTGCGGAGTCCGCAATCTTCTGTAACCGAGTTTCCATCGTGTCAGCGAAAAGCTTCGTCGCCGCAGTAACAGCCGCCGTCGTCCCTTGAGTCTTTTCAAGACCGGAAATGTAGGTTAACTGACCTTTTTCAAGGAAGTTAAACTGTTCGTTAAGCTTCGCAAGACCTTGAACCGGATCATCTGCAATCTTCTTGAAATAGCCCGTCACTTCCTCAGCGGATTCACCCGTAACCGTAGACCACTGAGCAGTTGCCGCCGTGATGATTTTAATCTGATCGCCAGTGTACTTCCCGGACTTAACCAAATCGGTTGCAATCTGTCGAACGGTTGAAACGGTAGCGCTAGTGCCGTCCGCGATCGCCTCAGACATTTCCCGAATCTCCCCTGTAGTTTTCCCGGCGTAATTACCAGTCAGGATAAGCGAATCGGACAGAGCCTTGTTCGCCTCGTAGGAATCCCACGCCGCTTTACCGAGTCCGAGCAGAACTCCAACCGTGCCAGCAAGAGCAATTCGCATCGGTGTAATGTACGAAGTCAGAACCTTGAACGTATTACCGATCCCGCCGAATGAGTCCTTAATCTGCCCGCCCTGCTGGATTGCAACCAACCAAACAGGCATACCGGATGCAAGGGAAGTCACCACGTCCGTAATCTGAGCCGGAAGCATTCGCATCGCTTGCGAGTATTGCCCCGCAGACAACCCGGCAAGCTTCATCCCTTTTGACTGAGCGTTAAGCTGCGCGATGAATGGCGCTGCTTGTTGGGACACGCCCAACTGAGCCGCTTTTAGCTCCAGCATTTCCGTTGAGGTTTTGCCAGCCGCCGCAGCCTGCTCCTGCAACTGTTTTATGAACTTGTCGCCAGCCGCCGCCGCACGGTCTTTAGCCTTCCCCTCTTCGATCGCCGCCCTGCCCTCTTCAGTCAGTGCAAGCTTATTCTTATTCAGCGCGTTTTCCTGCTGCTCAAGGATTGCACTCAGCCGGAAAAATTCATCGTCCGGGATGAATCCCTTTTGCCACAGAGAATCAAGGGACTTCGCTGTATCACGAAGCTGGTTCATTTTGCTGATCGTCGGGTCAATCGCCTTTTGGATTGATGCATACTCGCGAGACTGTTTCGCAAGCTCGCTTGCGTGTGCCTTCGCCTTCTGCTTCGCAATCTCGGTCTGGTTCAAAAACTCGTGGGTTGCGTCCGCAGCCTTATCGTTCGCCGTGGCGAATTGATTCAGGGACTTCACCGCGCGATCGACTTGCGACACGTCAACATCAAGCGACAAGCCCGCTACTTTATCGACCATAATTATTCCTCCAGATACAAAAAAACCGCCCGAAGGCGGCTTGTTATTTTGCGTTATGGTGCATCATTTCTAATGCTTTCTGTTCCATAACTCGCACGTCATTTAACGTTAGCTCTTCATCGTCTATTTTATAGATTTTGAACAGCATCGGCAAGACATTGTAATCAAGGCCATAAGCCCCGGCTCCCGCGCTTCTCCACTGTGTTTGCATAGCGCAAAACACGTCCCATGACTTCAGCATATCTTCGGAGCCGATAACCTCTTCCGGCTCCTCGCCTTCATAGTCAGATCTGGATAAGCCAGCCGATCGTAATTCTTCATCCGTGGGCGGCTTCTGATACATCAGATAAACCGCCCGTTTTAGTTTTTTACGCGCTGACCTGCAAGAGCCTTCATGTATGCCTGAGTCAGTGCGAGCATTGAGCCGGGGTAATAGTTGATCAGTCGCTCTACGTTCTCTTCGTTAAACTCGTCGTCCGCGATATCCCAACCCACAGCCAATTCCATCACGAAATCTTTATCGCCCGCACCTTTCTGGAATAACTCCTGAATCTCTGCGGCGGTCTTGTGCTTAACGGTAAACACGATTCGACCTTCTTCGCCGTTCGGCATGTTGAACGATACTGGAAGTTTGAAGTCAGGCAGTGCGCCCAGAGTGAACTTGAATTTAGCCATTGTCATTTCTCCTGATTGGTGTGATAGCACTTTTTGTTAAAACAGCGCCGTATTGATTTGATACAGTGATTCTACAGAAACAAAAAAGGGAGCGCAAGCGCCCCCATTGGGATTATTCAGTTTCGGAAGAAAGGAAGGTGAATTTACCTTTCAGGGAAACGGACAAAGAAACAGTTTCCATTTCGTTAACGCTGGTCTGCGGAATCTCGTTGAAAGACAAGATACCAGCCCACAGGCGCATTTCTCGCGCTTTAGGGATGAACATTCGCAGCGGGGTAACGTCGCCGGACTCGTCCAGTTTGCGCAGGATCGGATAAATCGCGTTATCAAATTCGTGCGCAAAGGTGTAAGTCAGAGACACGGCAGACTTAAACGTCGGTAACTGCTGCTCCTGATCGTCGGACAGACACTGATACGTGTAAAACTGCTGCTCGCCGCCGTCCTGAGAAAGATCTTGAACGCAAGGGATTTCAGTCCATGCGGTAATCTTCGCAATCTTCGCCGGGTTGGTGCCAGTTGGGAAAACGTTAGTATCGGTTGTATCGATACCCTCCAGAGTTACGCTTACGCCCTCAGCTACGGACTTAACGCGCAGGACTCGATCCTGAAGTTTGCCCCAAGCGGCAGACGTTACGATAACGTAGTCATTTTCGGAAAAGCCGGAGGTGTCAGCCATTGAGAAAACCGGATCGACAGCGTTGCTAACGTTGGTTACATCTACAGCATTAGCGACGGTGGAGCCGATGAAAATTTGAGAACCGTTAGGTAAATGCATAATTTATACTCCCTTTGAGTCATAACGAACATAAAAGCGAACAGGATAGAACCATCCGCCCACAGATTTTTGAACAGGGCGAACCTCTCCACCCTCCACGATATAACAACCGTTAATCAGCATTTTACCATCTGCGAAAAAATCAGCAAGGTTTTTCGCGAGTAGCCGGGTTGAGTCCATACCTAACCCCGGCGCAAAGTGTATGCCAACCTGAACCATCCCCACATAATACGAGCACTTGCGGGACAGTCCGACTCGAACGGTTTCCGCCTCCACGTAGTCGAATTTTAACCAACTGGAACCGTCCGAAGGAGGCTCAAAAGGAACGCTCTCGTAAGCCACTGGATATTCGTTTCCGGGGATCTCCAGCCATTCCCCAAGGGCGGCTCGCGCCGCCACTGATAATTCATAGTGCATTTTTAGCCCTCGCTTTCCTGATCGCGTCAGCCATAAAGGAACGCAACCTAACCGCCACAATACCAACCACGCCAGCCGGAGCCTGTTTTGAATGCCCGTACTCCAGCGCATTGGCATATATTAACAGGTTGGAGAAGTGGACGGAAGTTATAGCGCCACCACGCCGGAACATCCCGGAGATTTTCGCCTGACCTTCTGCGATTGTGTCCTGCCCCTGCTTGTCATATGCATTGAGTGAATGAAGTGGGTAGGTGTTAAATGTTATCTGCCAGTTGGCACGGAAGCGCCCTGTATCAACCGGGGAGCCCATAACTAACGCCTTGTGTACATCCATCAACATCATTTCTACAGCATCTTCTAGGCCGCTTTGTGCGGCCTTTATCCATGCGTCAATCGAACCGTGAAATTGTCTGATCACGTAGTTAGCCATAGACTGCAACCCTCCGAAGGATTGGGCGATAGGCGACAACCGCACCGCAAGGTTTTATAGGGCGAGGATCGACAACTTCATATTTCACGCCTTCGATAAGCATCCAGTTCCCCTTGGCGATATCTACCTGATAGGTGAAAATCCCTCGCTTATCTTCAGCCCGGATAGTGTCGCCGTTAACGTCACGGGAATTTACATCACGAATAACCCCGCGAATGACGAAGGTTTCATGAGGCTGAACAACCTCAACCCCGTTAACCATCTTCACGCCGCCGCCGCGAATAAGCGTACAATCGCCACCACCCAGCATAGGATCGGCAAAGAAATCAATCCCGTCCTTTGCCAGCTTTCTCACAGAATCGTAATTCATCGTCTGCACCCCGCACGATATCCAGTTAATAAACCCATCCCGCCGCCACTCTTGCGAAGCAATGCGCGATACATCTTGCCCCAAGGTGTTTGCTCCAAAACGTCAGCGGAGGTTGTTTTCGACACATCACCGAACGTCTGAGAGAATTCACCGCTCAGAGAGAATGACGTTACACGCCGCCCCATTGACTCTACACTTTCCGTTGATTGCTTCATTGCACCATCAAGCACCATCAGGTGAAGAGCGTACAGAGCAACCGCCTTCAGGTATTTACTTTTGAACTTCTTCTTGCAAACGTAGTCGCTAGCTAAATCAATCCAGATCTTAATCTGCTCGGGGTTTAGATTCTGCATAGGCGGAGCCAGTGCAACGAGGATGTTGTAAGTTTCTTGGGTTTCCTGCTCAGTCATTTTGCTTTCCTCCAGATACAATTAAGGGCGCATATAGCGCCCCGGTTTTAGAACTCGCCGCCGTCCTCAAGTTCTTTTTGGGACTTGCCAGCGGTAGGATCTTCTTTGCGACGCGCTTCAATTCGTGCTCGCACTTCATTGGTTAATGCGGAGTTATCTTTGACAATAACCACGCCCTGCCCGAACAGGTATTCAACGCCGGAGGTTTTCAGTTGAGCCACATCAATTTCAATTTCCTGATCCGGCATCAGCTTTTCACCGTTGATGAAAATCAGCGCCGTTCCGACGTTCACAATCGCTACGCGCTCTTCGGTTGCTTTGGTTTTTTGTTCTTTAGCCATTTTGGTTTCTCCAGATAATAAAAAAGGGACTCAAATTAATGAGTCCCTATAGTAATCAATTTACTCGCTTACTGCAAGTCCTGTAATCAGGACAATCGTTAGTGGGCGGTAAATCGTAAGACCAGTACACTTAGAGGTGCAAGGCACTTTGAAGTGCAGGTCTTTCGGCTGCGCAGGAAGCATGTTGAACGCTTCAGGAATTTCGATGGACATATTCATCGGGTCGTACTCGTAAACCAGAGCACCCTTCGTGCCAGCGCCGTCGATATCCTCCAGTTCCGCGATTGATTCGATGGTGATTCCGCCGTTCTGCTTCATGAAGTAATCCAGATAGCTTTCAGTGGAGTCAGGCATACGAACAGTCAGAACCTTGCGCATTGACGGCGGGATCAGGATGTGCGTTGCACGGTGTGCGCCCATCGTCAGAGTCTGGATCGACTCAATAGCCGCCGTCAGTTCTTCTTCTGCGGTTTCCGGGTTTTTGGTTACTACGCTACCAGCGGTTGACGTCCAGCCTTTGGAGGTGATCTTGGTAATGTTCGGGTGATTAAACACGCTCACAATTTTGTGAGGAACAGAACCTTTAAACACCAGGCGGTTGACTAACTGATCGTGTGCCAGTTGCGCGGCGTTAACCTTGCGATTAGACAGCGACTTGCCAGTTGCTTGACCTGCTTTGATTTCGTCAATTGAAATCAGGTATGCGTTACCGAGGCGGAAAACTTTGCCAAACTCGCTGGACGACATAGCATCAACCAGAGGAAGATCATCGGTGTAGTCGGTGATAATCTGCGCGATACCAACCTTATCAAAGGTCTGATATTCGAAGGTCTTATCAACCGGGGACAGATCGTTAGTTACCGGGAATACTCGCAGAGCGGAACCTGCCGGATAGTCTTTTTCGTAAGACTGATTTTTCAGCTTGTGAAGCTCCTGAGCAGTCCAGATACCGAGAGTATCAGCATCGGCTTTTTCACCGCGCATCTTCAGGTGGGAGCCAACTACGGTTGCTTCGAATTCGTCATATTTCTTAGTCATGTTTACATCCTCTTTTGTGAAAAAAGCCGTTAAGTGATAACGGCTTTATGATAGCACTTTTTGTTAAAGCGTCAAACTGTTTTTGTGTTAACCCTCTGAACCTTCTTCCGGGTCAGTTTCGCCTCCCTCTTCCGGTTCAGGATCTTCCGGCTACGGCTCTTCCGGGTCTTGTTCTGGTTCAGGTTCCGGCTCAGGTGGGATGTAGTATCGGTTTTGCAAAACCTGAACCTCTACAATCCAGCCCTCACCAAACTTAACGAAACCTCCAGCGAAAGGCCAGCCAGCCTCCCCGGCCTCAGATACTTCTCCGCCAGATTCGAAGGATAACTTCTCACCGAAAGCGGGCGAATCCTCCAGAGAGGTGCGAACCCAAACTCGACCATGAGAGATAACGCTCACAGGTTCGCCGTCCTGAACCACGCCCGACAAGTTTTCGTATTGCGATCGCATCGACACACCATACGGCTTGCCGTCACTCAGCGCGGAGACAACCTTGACACCATCCACGATCTCGACAACCTGAACAGCGACACCAAAAGGAATTTCCCCACGAGCCACACAAGCGCCGTCGATATTATAGTCCGACGTATCGGACAGGAGGCCGGGACAGCTAACCCCCAAAGACAAATTACCATAATCAGACATTTTATTACCTCCAATAAAAAAGGGACTACCAAAAGGTAATCCCTATATTAGCTACTTATTACAGTTGATGCAATTGGATTTCAACCAGCTTCAAATCCTGATAGGTAGTGAAGCCGCCCGCATAAGTCCATGCGGTTTCGATCGCGCCGTCTGCTTTCTGCTGTCCGTCAACGTCAAAGTTGACAGTTTCACCAAACGCCGGAGCGGTGGAATCTTTGGAGATAACCCAAACGCGCCCGGAGGTCATTACGTTAATGCCGCCGCCCGCTTCATAGTACATCTGACCATCTTTGCCTTTAGTCTGGAAGTGGGAGCGAATCGCCACACCATAAGCCTTGCCGCCGGATGCCATAGGCTTCATGACTTTGTGACCGTCAACGGCCTGAACGTTGTCAACCTGAACCGCAACGCCGACGAGGATATCAACGTCACCGCTCAGTACGCAAGCGCCGTCGATGTTGTAACGGGAGGTGTCTGCCACCATACCCGGAACGGCGATAGACATATCTTTCTGATAGCTTGCTGCAATTGCCATAATTTCTTCTCCTTACTTGTTGAGTTTAGCGAGGCGAGAGTTCGGAGTCAGTTCCGGCTTTTCGTCCTCTTTTTCTTTCGCGGCATCGCCTTTAATGCTTTGACGCTGTGAGGCCATGTTATCACAATCTTTCGCAAAGTCGAAAGCTGTTTCGATATAGGCGTCTGATTTGGTGGAAACATCTTTCCCGGTAGTTTCTTTGATGAATGCTACCTTGATTCCTTTAGCGTCCAGACCGTCACACTTCACGCCAGCTTCGGAGGCGAGAGCGATAAGCGCGGTCATTGCTTCAGCGTCAGCTTTCGCCTGAGCTACAGCCGCTTCGATTTGCGCCGGGATGCCGTCAACCTTCTCTTTCAGGTTATCGCGTTCAGCTTCCAGACCATCGGCCTTGCCCTGAACAGTTGCGATTTCAGCATTCAGCTTTTCGATGTGTGCGGCAACATCCTTGGTCACTTCCACTTCTGCGGAGTCGATCTTAATTTTTACAGTCATTTCATTATCCTCTTTGTTTGTGTCAACGTCGTTATCATACGGGAATTCCTGCTCGCTATCAAGGTTCAATTTAGCGATTCCCGCACGGCCTTTAAACACAAGCGCGACGTGATTAACTTTGATGTTCGTTTGCAGGGCGTCAAAGTGAACCCATCCAGCCGGGGGCGCTTCGTCCTGCTTCATATCCTCTTCGAAGATGTATTCGCCAGTTTCATTGGAACCCCAACCCGGCTTTTCGATATCTTCGGACGTGTAGCCCACGGAGATTTCCGCCGCCGCCTTCGACTTCGCTTTGTCGATCGCTCGCTGGCTGTAGATTGACATTGGAACCTCAACCCCGATCCCGGACGGGATTCCAGAGCCAGCGCAAGATCCCACAACCACGCTTTCCGCATTGTCTGGATTTACGGTTACGTGACCGATAGTTACGGGCTTGCCCGCATAAGTCTCCAGAGATTCAGCCTTGAAAACCTCCGAGGCCGGGCGGAACTCAACTCGATCCCCATGCGGGGTGCGGTACGTTTGAGCGCCGATTCGCGCCACGATCGGACGGTCAACCAAGAAACCATGTTCATCAAAGTGCGCCTTGATTTTTACACTGTCGAACCTTTGCTTTGCCTTCATTATTTAATCTCCAATTTTTGAGAAGTCAGGGACAGCCCAACAACGGCAGTTGTATTCCTCGCCGGGGAATATGTGATTACTGTCGATAGGGATGCGTTTTCCCTCCCATCTTACATGTTTCTCGCGTTCGCGTAAATCCATCATTCCACGCCAAAAGTAATGCGTAACTTGAGCATCCTTCAGACGTTGGCGCATCATTCTGCTGTTCCAAGTGGTCACGATCCCTGATGCACGGTTACGCGCCCAAGATGAATAAACCTTATATCTCTGATTGGTTTCCTCGTAAGCACGTTCGCGATCGTACCCGTTAGCCGCAGCATTGCGAAGCCTGTCCGTGAAGTCAGTAATCGCATTCGCAGCGAACTTCCTGATCGATGTTTTGGCCTGAGACTCCCACAGTTTGTACTGAGGCGAATACCACGGCTCGGAGCCGTTTGCACCAATCAGAGCAAGCAACATTACGGACTCGTTCTTTCCCCCTCCAGCACTACGCGCCACCTTCAAAAACTGCTTTGAGTTGAACTTGTAGATGGTGTACGCCAACGCCGGGAGAGATACGAACAGAGCGGCGATTAGCTCTTCAGCATAATCCAGCAAGTCACGTTCAGTCTGATCGATCTGCTCTTCGTCAGCATCCCACTTCATCGGCTTAAAACTCTCCTGCATACGGGCGACGATCGCGCCCGTAAATTGCTCCATTGAGCGGCTCAGTTGCCGCTCGCTGGATTCAGGAAAGCGCCATTTCTTAGCGATCCCGTTAATCTTCACCCTCTTCTCCCTCCGATTCGCTGATTACTTCGCTAACGCCCGGTTCCTGCTCTTGCTGCTGTTGTTCCTGCATACGGCTCTCAAGCTCTTTGTGGTTCAGGTCTTTCAGCTTAAACATTGGCGCAACGGATTGCAATGTATCGCGAGCCTCTTCTAAGTCAATCATCTGATCTTCCAGAGCACCGCGAATAGCCTCAACGTGATTCTTCGTTGTTTCCGACGCTTCCTTTTCCGAAGGCATGGAGAGCGGTTCGAACTCCACAGACCATTCATTTTCGTGCAGCATGTACGGGAGCAGAAATTCCAGAATCGGGAGGTAATGCTCCGCGCGCTGGCGGTCAATCAACTTATAGAAAGTCTCAAGCGCCGTATTCTGGCTTGCGCTTACGCCGCCGACGTTCTTATTCTTCAGGATGATTTCGTGAATCCCGGATAGCGACACGATGCGATCGAATTTGCCCTGAAGGAATTCAGACACACCGTTAACGTCGGAGTTTAGGATCTCGTATTCCTCCGTTTCCGCATCGATACCAACCGCCTTACCGACACCGGAATTATCATCCACCTGAGCCAATCGGATTCGTGCAGCGAATTGCGCTTCGTCGTCGTCACACATTTCCGCCAACCCTTTAACCTTCCAAACTGCTTGCTGCTTACGGCGTAGTAATTGAGTCGCAAGCTCCTCGCAATACTCGTAATCGTAAATCGCTTCAATCAGAGACTTATTCAGGACTGAAGCGCCCCATCCGTCATTCATCTTTCGCTGCTGAAGGGGAAGGCGTTCGCCGTCCAGAATCTTGATTCGGGTGTGGTGAACAAGATAAGGGGTCAGCCCGTCGCCGGGGGAAATCTTGTACAAAACAGGCTCGCCGTAGCGAATGTTTCGCGCGTTGGTTTCTTTCTTCTCCACTTGAACCTGATCCCGATCGTACACTCGGACGCCTTCCAGCACACCCTCGGGTTTTGCCGGAGAGGTTAGCTTCCGACCGTCATTGATGATCGCCACGATAGCTGAACCACCATACAGGCGACGCCACGCAAGCGCATCAACGATATGACCTTCAATTTCCAGTTCATCCCACGAGGAGCGAAAGGCCGCTTCATCCTGCACACCAGAAACCTTGAATCCGGGCGCTACCATTTCTTCCGGTACAACGTCGATGATTCGACGAGCAAGACCGTTATTCTCGTAAAGATAACCCAACCCGTAAGCAAGCGGATTGCTTACGTAGAAAGGTTTTGGAGCGCCTTCAGCACCGCCGTTAAAGATCTCGTTGTACCCATCTTGCTTAACAATTTTCATTACTACCTCCAATAAAAAAGGGCTGGAAAAATCCAGCCCTGATTATACCTCGTTTACTTGCGCTTTGCCATTCCCGCAAGGCGTTTCATTCGTTCGATAGGATCGTCTATCGTCAGAAGTTCGATGTTTGCCGCATCCATGAAGTTATCGACAATATCGTCGTGAGGGTGCGTGTCGTCGTATGTGAATGCGCTATGCTCCGTGATGATTTCGGAAAGCATAGGATGCGATTCAGGCAGAACAACGCGCCCGGCCTTGATTACTGGCTGCGCATCCATCGCGCGAGTAACCTTATCCTTATTTCGCTGCAATGGCGTGATCGGGACGGGAGTTTTCTTCTCCAGATTCTGAATCAAGCCCGTCCCGCTCGCTTTATCCTCCACGTAGATTTTTCTGAGTACGCCCATCGACTTATTGTGACGCCATGCCGTGCTAACGAATGATTTAAACTGAGTCTCCATTTCCGGCGCTTTCCACTTTCCGCGAACCCCGTCGATAAAGTACACCTTATCGTTTTTCTTACCCCAAAGACAGAATACAGTGTAGTCATTAAGCTCACCTGTTTTCTGAGCGGTATCAGCCGTAATGAAACGATAGTCAAACTTGCCGGGATCTGGTTCGTCAGCCTCAAGGCTGTTTCCGTAGTACGTCCACCACTCCGAGTTAAACACGGAGCCACCAAGCGCGATCGGGCGCTGCTGGTACTGCGAGTCGAACGTGTACTGGTCTGCCTCTCGCAATGCAATCAGATCGTGAACAGATTCCTTGTCAGGCCAGAAGCTGTAATGCTTCACTCCGTCTATCATCACATACTCGGACGAGAGAACATCCTTCTCGAAGTGAGGGCGTAACCATTCAGGAAGCGATTGCCCGTATTCCTCAGTAACGAGAGCCGGGATTGAGATCTGTTCGAAGTCTATCCCCATTCCGCCCGACATCATGAACCACGTCGAATCCTGCGCGTGTAGGCGCTGCTGTATGGCGATAATCGGCGTTTCGTTGTGCATCCTTCGGCTTCGGATTGTATTCTTCAGGAGCGTGTGTGTACGCTCTCGCTTGACCTTGGAAAACATATCGTCCGGCTTGTCGATATCGTCAAGCATCACCATCCCGGAGAATCCGTCGCTCATGTAGCCACCACGAGAACCCGTAATTTGTCCGCCAGCCGCCTTGGATATCAGTTCGAACCACACCTTGCCAGCCTGATTGAGAACCTGAATTTCATCATCTTTGGACGTGGCGAACCCGCAAGGCCATAACTCTTGGAACTCTTTCGATGCGATGATTTCTCGCACTCGCTTGCTGTTACGCTTGACGAGACTATCGGCAAACGACACGTTCAGGTTTCGGATCTTGTTCACGCGAAGCATCGCGTACACAGGGAGGTGAATCGAAAACACTTCGGTTTTACCGGAACCCGGCGTTACGTTGAAGATCGTATTCCCGCGCCGCCCGGCGATGATTTCCTCCACCTCGTGACAAAGGTAAAGGTGATGCCAGTTAGGTTTAAATTGCTGCGCCTGAATAAGCTGAAACCAGATCCGAATCATCTTTTCGAAACTTGCCTCGCTCATTTTCTTGATCGCAAGCTTTTGCGTTGCGTCCAGTTCTTCCCACACTAACATGAAAACTCCAAAGGGCGGCGAACCGCCCGAAGATTAAAGGTTATCCAGAATACTCTCTACCGCATCGCGCATCGCGGACTCAGTGGAGGCGATCGCGCCCGCCGTGGCGTTCGCTTGGTTGTCGATGTTGATTGTCGCTGGCTTGTCGATCCCCAAGTCTTTCCCGATGAACGAGGCATTAATCACGCCGTTAGCTGCAAGCTGGAATTTCTGCTCGCTGATTACCGTATCAACGAACTCCATCACCTCTGCGAAATCTTCCTGTCGCCGCCACTTCGTGACCGCCGACTCGCTGATCCCAAGGAACAGGCGGAAGCCGTTGTGAGTAAACACGCGCGGTTTATGAACGAGTGACTCCTCCACTTCACCCTGAAAACTCGCTGTCTCAGAGGCTTTAATTGCGTTGTCCTCCGCCCACGTGAAATACTTCACCGCCAGATCGAAAACCTGTTCAGGCGTGAAGCTGGCTGATTTTCCGATAATCGTTCCGAATTTCTTTCGGTATAGCTCCTTAAAATTACCGCCCTGCACTACGGGCGCTTTCTCTTTCCGTTCCATAAAACGTCCTCCGATGTTTAACATTTCGTGCTATTTTATCATACTCCAGACGTAAAAAAACCCGCCGAGGCGGGTTTAGTTTTAGCAGATTTTTTGTATCGGCTTTTTGTGAGTTTGAGCCTTCGCGTAGACTGCTGGCAAATCACCGAAGCACTTCCAAACATCCTCACTGCGATTGTACGTCAGCCACACGCCTTCGTCAGTTTCGGCGTCGTGCTTCACGATAAAGGCGATAAGCAGAAGAGCAGACGCGATACCAAGCACGAAAACAGCGATAAAGGCGAGAATGAATAAAAAAGTTGTCATGGTTAAATTTCCCTTACAAGGTTGATTGAAAACTGGTGAGTGTCCGCATTGGCTCCTGACTGGAGTTTAGCCTTTGCTACGGCTTCTTCTGCGGAACTCGCTTTTACTTCGGTTTCGAAGTTTTGGCGGCAGGTTGAGCACCTGCGCCCCATTCGCTTAATCGTTAGCTTTACCGTGAATCGCTTCATCTTCCTGCGCCTTCAGCATCACACCAGCGATTCGACCGATTACAGCCTCGCCCGGCTTGAGTGATTTTTTGTAGCGAGTGATTTCGCCGTTTCGGGTTACTTTGATTTCGATTTTGATATCTTGCTTCATGTAAAGCTCCTGTGAATTTGAGCCGCTTACGGGTCTGCGGCGGGCTTACCACTACGCCCCGATACTACAAAGGTTATGCATCTATCGCGATGCGCGTTGCGCCTAAGCGCCTCTTTTGTCTACGGAAAGAATGATATCACCGTTCAGAGATTCGAGTCAATCGATAATTCGAAACTCTCCGTAATTTATGTCGTGAGGGTGACTCACCAAGCAACGCTCGCCGCGCTCATTCTGGATCGTCATGACTCCGAGCCGGGAATCGAACTTCAGAACCTGATATTCGCAACCCGCCGTGAACCCGCTTTCGTGATATGCCCGTTCGCACTTCACCCAATCCACTTTCCCGATCATTATTCGTAGTCCCCATTTTTGTTTCCTACGCGCCCGGCGAGATAGCCCGCCACCCAAACGAAGCGCATCCGGTTAATCAGTGTCGCAACTGGTTCGTAATGCTTATCGATCACCTTAATGACGATTTGCTCCTTCTTTCGATCGGCCTTCGGTAGTTCGCTGATTGCGTCGTTCAGACCGCGCGCCGCACGTTTGACAATATTGTAATGCGCTTCACTTAAACCAAACATCTTACTTACTCCAGAATTCAACATGTTTAACAACATCAATCCGACCACCAAGCAAACGCAATTGCTCTTTTGCCTTAACCGGACTCCCGTAAACCTTCACGATCTCTTTCCGCTCTTTGCCGGACGACACTTTGAAAGTGTGGATAAACTTAATCATGATGCATCACCGTTACCATTCGCCCGGTTGCCAGATCAGCATATTCACCGAGAACGACGCAACCCATATTTCGACGAGGTTCACCGTTCGCAAACACGATGCGAGGCGATCCGTTCTTGCGCTTCCACGCTTCGACAATTGCCGGAGTGATTCGCTTGCTCCTCCACGCTGCGAACTCCGCCTTGTTGGTTGAGTCCGGCAGGATCTGGCGTTCAATAACGCTGAACATTTCCCGGATTACTGGATTGTCCTGCACACCAGCGACGCGCAAGCAGAAGTCGTAAAACTCGCGAGCCTGTTTCTCTGAAAGGTTGACCTGTAACATTATGCTTCCTCCACTCGATCGAATCGGATTAACTGCGCATGTTTCAACATGCAAACATCGGGATCGTACTTGTCGAAAATAACCTCGTAGCAAGTGCCGTCGTCGTCCACCTGAATATAGTAACCATCCTCACTGCTCATTACTTCGTACTGAATCCCGGAGAGGATTGCGCCATAAGTGCGACGTGCTTCGAAAATTGCTGGTTTCATTTCTATTTTCCTTTGCTTCGTTTCAATAAGGGCATTCTATCAAATGCCCTTGCGGAACTTTTAGCAATTCGTGCTATTCGGTGACTACTTCCCAACTTTCCCCGCCCAAATGACAGGAGTTCTCAATTGCAGTGAGCACCTCTCCGAAGTCTGGATTCTTCAGCCGATACAGTCCGTCAAATCCATCTTTCGCAACCAATTCGGCCTCGTAAATCTTGCCCGGAGTAATCCAAGGGCAATCGGCGTGAGTCGTGCGAAGTTTGATTGTGTTGCTCATTTTTACATCTCCTTATCGGTGACTACTGTGATTTCGATAGCGTATTCACGGGCTTCGCCGTAACGCTTGGTGTTGGTAACTGATCCGCTATAAAGCATAGCCTCGCCTTTCTCCAGCGCGTCGGCAACCTTTCGAAGTTCGCTGATTGCTTCGGCTGTCGATTGGGTGTAGCTGGTGACTTGCATCATTCGCGTTTCCTCTGATTGGTTGTTTTCGATGGGGTAACTATAACAGCTTACCCCGCCGAGTTTTTAGCAATTCGTGCTATTAGAAGTGACGCAGGTATTTCCCGGTAATCACGCTGGCAGTGTAATCAGGATCACCGTCACGTAACTGGAAATCTTCTTCGGTGTAGCCGTTTACGCCTTGCCAGCCCACAGGCAGGTGAAGATAGTTTCGCGAGTCGCCTTCAAACGTGAATCCGTCGCGGTGCAGTCGGCAGACGTGAACCTGAATACCAGCTTCAATTAGTGCGATTGTCTCTTCAGTGAATCCGCCGTCCGTGATAATCGCCGGGGCAGTGCCTGACTTGACAGCCTCAACCATTCGACGCCCGAAATAATCATTGCCGAATTCTGGCTTAATGATTGCCTCGCTAATCCAGATCATGAACTCGCGCGGGCTTTTACCGTTCAGAATGGAATCGGGCTTTTCCTTATGGAGCCGATCGTTATAAAGGAACATGAAATAATCAAAGTTCGCATCACCGAGGATAGCTCGGGCGATCTCGAACATCGGCGCTTTGAAGCTCAACATGCGAACGCCATAAATCTGATTCATATCCGCGATGATTGAACCTATCGTGTCTTTGCCACATGCTGGCGGCGCGTTGAGAATGATTACTTTGCTCATTATTTTTCTACTCCGTGTGATTTAAGGTGATCGTGAACGTTGTCGCCGTAGTCAGTTACGGCATATGTAGTTATTCCAATATTCCTAAAGTGTGGAATAACTGAAGGGCTATCGTCCCAAGCCGCGAGGATTCGCTCCAACCCGATCTCGCGGAGAACTTCCTCTTTGATAACCGTGTCTTTGCGGTTGTCGTCGTGGCGACGCATGATCATGAAGTCATACTTCGCGCCGTGACGATCTAACCAAACTCGGGATTCCGCTTCAACTTCATCGCTGCGTCCGGTCAAAATAATGACACAATGCCCGGCTGCATACATCGCATTCATTACCTTGATAGTTGATTCGATCGGGGCGTCGTCCACCGATGCAAGGTTGAATTCGCTCCAGCTTTCAGTGAGGTGTAAATCCTTCTTCGGCAGGAGGTGAAGTCGGTGCGAACCGTCCGAAAGCGTCCCGTCGTAGTCGAAAATACAGACAAGGCCGGAAGGCGCGTTTGTGTGAAACTCTTTACCGTATGCGTTGATAATCATCGCTTTTTCCTTTATTGGTTGCTTAACTCAACGAGGGACACTATAACAAATGCCCCTGAGCAAGTTTTAGCAATTCGTGCTATTTACCAGTAAGAGATCTCGTCGGCAACGTAGCTATCGAATGACTCTTGACCGAAATCGCCGTCATAGTCGATCATGATTGTCTGAATCATTTCGCTGATCGCCTGACCATCACGGAAGAAATATCCGTCAGCCATAGCTCGCGCCCAACTTTTCGCCGCATTGCGTGAAAGCTTGCAATCGTGATGCGCGTACTTAAAGAATGCGCGAACCAGACGCTTGCGGATCGGGTATTGCTTGTAAATAGCGCTGGAGCCATAACCCTGATACATTCCATCACCGAGAGTCTCCATGATGTAAGGGAGTGCGTGGCGGGAGGTTATCTCAACGTCGCCGCTTCGGTCTTGGTCATTCTTCGCGATCATGTAGTGACCGAGTTCACCGCCGATTCCTTCCAGGCCGCAACCTTCTACAATGCATACCAGATGTTTCATTTTGTCGTCCTCGCTTGTTGGTGTAGGGGAATCATAGCGCATTCCCCTGATAGGTTTTTAGCAATTCGTGCTATTTGGTTTCGATGGTTATCGAAAAACGCTTAAAATCGTATGCCTCTAAACGCGCTGTATCGACTTCTGAGAGCTTCAAAATCTCGCAATACAGTTTAACAGGTGAACCCTTAAAACCGCGATAGTGAGCCACACGCTTCGAATTTGGCAGCATACCATCGATAGCGTCACGCGCTGCATCTTCGTAGTTAATCAGGTCAGAATCCATTCCGCCACCATCACGCCTTTCAAGATGATAACGAGCGTTATCAGCAACCCGAGAAACCAAAACAGAACGTCATGCTTTGGCGGTTCATTCCAGTGATTCACGTCTACCATTTGAATTCCTTGTTATGGGGAACCGCTCAGAGAGATTCCCCTTTTAAATCAGAAGTGATTCGCCACGAATACAGCCACACTCACCAGCACCAGAGTTGCCGCGATAGCGATTTTCGTGATTCGTTCGCGCTTAGATTCCGCAGTCTCGCACCAACCGCCGATCTTGACTCGGGTTACTTCGCCGTCGCTGATATGGACAGTACCCAACTCGTCGATGCGGAAGGTAGGATGAAGCTTTTTCATAACCGCAGACTTATTGCCGCCGACATTCCAGCGAATACCTTCGCCGTTATGAGTTACACGAAATACGCGAGTCCGCCCGGAGTCGTCACGGATAGCCACGTTGTGAAGTGCGTTGCTCGCCGAAGTCTCGTAGACTTTGCCCGGAGTGAATTTCTTCGTTGTGTCGGTTGTGCATTTGAATTTCATATCTACTTCCTCTTTCGTTTGGTGTGGGGCTATTATGGCATAGCCCCGGATTATTGTTTTAGCAATTCGTGCTATCGGATGTACGGGATATCGCAAAGGCTCGCGTGAACCACGAAGAACGACAGCATTACGAAGCGGTTCCCGTTGTACAGTTCGGCGTTCGCCCGATTGATGAACTCGGTCACGTCGGTTACGTCAGTCACCACAACGCTGATTTCCCGCCCGGTAAAGTCGCCCTCGTGCCATTCGCGAAGGCGGAGCGTGTCGCCAGTTTTGAATCCGCGATCGTCAACCCTGAATTCTGCTTTCTTCTGCCCCATCTTCACGCCGTAGAAGTGGCGCGGGAAAATCTTCAGTTCGTGCAAGTTGTTCATTTCTTCACCTCAAAGGTCAGGTTCCATTGTGCGTTGCCGCATGAGTGATAGGTCACGTCGCCGTGAACCAGATCCAGCAACGCCCGACCGATTATTTCCATTCGGTCATTATCCGGTAGCCCGCGAAGCTGCTCGCGCAGTCGCCCGGCCTTATCCAGTATCTGCCAGTAGCTTAAACGCTCCATTACCAACGCCCTTTCTTTTTAAGTTCGCGAACCACGGCTGCGCATGACTTACAGCAGGTCAATCCCCAACCGCGCTTCAGGTCTGAGGCTTTCGCCTCGTAAATATTCCCGCATCCGGGAGCCTTGCAGACCGTCCTAACGTAAGTTCCTGCCTTGCTCTTCGGCTTGGGCTTGTCGTCGATAACGATGCAGTTATCCATGACCTCGCCCGTTTCGGTGTTGACGATAATCACTTAAACAGATCCCCTGACTTCAGTTTATTCCAGTAGTCGAACGGGTTGCTCTGAACCGGAACCATCATTCCGCGACTGACAGCCCATTCCACATCTTCGACGGTCATTGCTGACTTAAACGGCTCGCCCGCCATTCCGCTGCACATCACAACGCCGTTTTCAATCCAGTATTTCAGAACAGCGTTACGGCTCGTTTGATAAAATTTCATGGTCATTGCCTCTGATTGGTTGCTCTGCTTCAATAAGGCCACTATATCAAATGGCCTTGCGGAAGGTTTAGCAATTCGTGCTATTTCTTAACGCATACAACCTGCAAGCTTGCGGTTGTCGGGTTGTTTCTCTTGATTACCTCTCGCGCATCAATGCAAGCCTTGTGCGAGTCGAACGGGATCGGCTGAACCCCGGCGTAATAGGTGATCGCGATTAAGTACCAAGTTGCCATTATGCCTTCTCCCAACGAACAATCGCATCGCGCTTCATGCTCACTTCCCCGGCAAAACGTGACTGCTTGGTGTTGGTGCTGTAGTGCGCATGCAGCAGGAAGGTAATCACCTCGGAATCAACCTCAATCCGGCGAGGAGTGATTCTCAGTTCAGCCCAATCTCCATCATCCATGCGGACGCCCGTTAGAGTTGATCCGATTGGCATATACTCAGCCCTGCACTCACCAGACTTAACCTCAGCCGCCGCGCCCGGCATCGTGTAGTTGTAGTCACGCTTAGGATCGTTGTCCGGGTTGTGCTTGTTCGCTTTTTCTATAAATTCCCCCACCCTGCATTCGATTTCGCGTTGCTCGTAGCCATTGGCGCACACCATGTGGCCGCCTTTCTCGTTGGTGAATGTAAAGGTGCCAACTCCGAAGCTAACGAAGCTGATTGGGTAGGTGATATCTTCTTTGCGTAACATTCTGCTTTCCTCTCGCTTGGTTGATGTGGGGATTATACCAGTCAGGATGAATCCCCCTTTTAACAATTAGTGCTTTCCGATGAACTTCAGCGCTCGCTTAAAGTCCACACCTTCAGCGCGGGTAACGTGCGATTGAATCATGGTAATGTCACGTTCCACCCCGTCAAGTTCGATGCCGTACCAGTGATCGTGATTGATAGGCTTTTGTCCGCAAATCAGGTCAAGCTCGCCGTGCTTGCTCCATCCGTCCGCATGATACTCGCTACGCCAGAACGGGGAGATTTCACCCTTGCTGTTAATGTACAGGAATGCAGTGCTTTTATTGCCCTGCGTGCCGACTGCGAATACTGCGCTACGTGCTAATTTCATTGTGTTACCCTCTTCGTTTGGTGTAGGGCTACTATATCGCAGCCCCGAGATTCAGTTTTAACAAAAAGTGCTATTTACGGGAGTTTCCAGACGCAGCTTTTCCAGTTGCCCGGATATTCGGTCACGCCGCAGTACATCACAGTGCGATCACCCTCTCCGTGTCCCGGCAACCACTCTTGACCGTCCGGGTCGTCGTTGCGCGGCTCGCCTTTGTAGGCGAAGATTGAGCCGTTATCGTCAATCGCTACGTGCGTTGCGCCGCAAGTCAGCAGTTCGCGTTTTGCGCGGAGGCCATAGCCACAGATGATTTCGATCACTTCGTTGAGAGTCATTTCGTTTTCCTCGTTTCGTTTGGTGTGGTTGCATTATGCCGGATTGCCGCCCGGCATGTTTAGCTATTCGTGCTATTTACCACTCAAATTTCTTGTGGTTTTTGATTGCACAATCCCAAATAACATCAATCATGATGACAGGCCACGTAAGGACAGGCTTCCACTTATCCTGATCGGTTGTGTCATTCGTCCGCAGGAAAGCCCGCATGAGGAAGCAGCCGCACACATACAGAACCAGAATCACCAGAACCAGAACAGCAGTTAAAATGTACATTATTTCACCTCTTCGAATTGCATAAAATTACCGTCAGTTTCGTTAGCTCCGGCATCATCAAGACCGAAGCGATACAGTGCGCCCTCGCGCTCGTACTCGTACACCGTGAAGCGCCCGGCCTCACCAGCCCGTTTGAAGTCGTAAACCTCACCAGCCGAAAACAGCGCGTAGGTTGACCGCACACATTTCATCTTAATCATCGTCAAAGGCTCCCGCGCCAATTAAGATCATGGTGACGATGAACAGCCAAAAATGCCCCGTCGCCAGAAAGAAAATCGCCGTGCCGAAAGCGAGTGGATTCATAGGATTTCCCCCTTGATGGTGGCTAGGAAAACTTTACCCTCACGGATCGCCCTTTCGAGGCGTCGCTCATTTTGCCCCGGATCGTTAACTGAGCCACACCAGCACTTTTGGAATTCGCTCCAGTAATAGAATTTATTGCCAATTACGGCGTAATATTTGGCGATGCCGCCAGCGATGAACATTGGAACCTTTTTCATGCGATCACCTCCGCTTCGCTAAACTTGAAGAATGTCAGGCACGGGCTACCTTCAGCGCAGTCCGGCAGGTTTCCACAGCAGCGACCTTTCGCCTTGTCGTACCCGATGCGCTCCAACTCCTCAAACGGAACGTCAATGTAATCCAGCGTCGGATGTTCGAATCCTTCCACTACCTGCGGGAATTCAACGCCCTTTAATCCGTCATACCCGCCGTGATTTAACAGCTTAACCGTGACCTTTTTCATTTCTCTACCCTCTTTGTTGTCGATGTGGTTACTATACCCGATCCGATTGACCGGGCTTTAGCAATTCGTGCTATTAGTATTCGTATTTCTCGCAAGTCAGCGCGTCGAAATCTTCACGAGTGATTTCAAGATCAAAGCCGTTGAGCAGGTCGAAGTTCCAATTAATGCGATCCGCTTCGGTGATTTCAAACTGGAAGTTTTCGCCGTATGCAAAGTTTTTGCCGTTAACGATGTCATAACCCACTTTGATGATTTTCATTTCGCTGCCCTTTCCGTGTTTCGTTTCGATGGATGTATAATAGCGGATTCCCTTCCGCCTGTTTTAGCAATTCGTGCTATTCACCTTTCAGGATGTGCTCCTTCATTTGCCGAACGATTTCATTCACATCGCGAACCATCAACTCCGAATCCCCGAGCTTCGACACGTCCACGACGAACGAATCCAGAATGTCCCCGATGGATTGCTTTTTCTTCGCCCGGCTCTTGCGCTGCGGCTTCACGACTTCCTCGTCCGTAATGGTCACGGTAATCATCGGTTCGTTGGCATCGTTGCGCCCGGTATTCACCACGACGGCCTTTCCGATGTGAGCAAAGAATCGCTTAATGATCGGCTGCGCAAATGACGGCTTGAACCGCTTCGCAATGTTCTCGGTATTCTGCCCCACCCAACGAGCGGCTTCCTCGTCGATCTGCTCGTCGGTGATATCCATCCCGGATTGCTCCGCATACTTCTTGACGGTGTGGAAGGCCATTTGTTGCGCGTCGAAGCTGAACATGGCTTCACCTGCGGCGTAGTGATTTTGACAGGCAAGGCGAATCATGTCGGTGATTTGTGGTTGCTGATTGGTATTGCTCATAACGTGCTCCTTAGTTACAGTGTCTATGCCCGTATCGGGGCGTCAATAAGTGGCTATGTTGACATAAGAATCCAGCGTTTACAATGGCTCGCGGCGCATTTTTTTGCGGTGTACACACTGTATACAATGTCACTGTGTTTTCCCTATATAAGCATATGCAAATAGAGTACTGTATAAATGTCCATGAATTATCATTTTCACGAAATCTGAGATATACATTGTGTACACCCTATACGCCACAATGACAATACAATATTTTATGTATATAAAAGATAAAATTTAACTATTATTATTATATATATCATAGAGTTATGTAATCTCACTCTCAGGGGCGCGAGGTGTAATTTTGTCACGCCGACAAATCCGGGAAATTGTAGACAGTGATATACAGCGAGTCAATGTAATCTTGTCACGATAGCACTTTTTGCTAAAAACGGAAAAGTCGGTAGG